TCATTCGCCCATACCCGTATCAGCCTTCAGCACGCGCATCTTGTCCAGCGGCCAGAAGGCAACCAGCGCACGTCCCTTAACAAGCTTCAGCGGCACAAAGCCAACATCGGCAAAACGGCTGTCCTCAGAGTTATTACGGTTATCACCCAATACAAAGATGGTATCCTTGGGAACAACTACCTTGCGGTAATCGGAAATATTTTTGCCCTTCGGGTCATTGTGGTAGATATAGGTTTCGTTCAGCTGCTTGCCGTTGACGAATACCTTGCCCTGCTGCATCTCCACAGTGTCACCGCCAACTGCGATAACGCGCTTGATAAAGTCACGGGTCTGGTCCTTGGGGAAGCGGAAGACTACGATTTCGCCCTTCTTCGGGTCGGTAACAAAGTAGCTCAGCTTATCAACGACAAGACGCTCATGGTTTACCAAAGTAGGATACATAGAGGAGCCTTCTACCATGTAAGGCTCTACCAAAAAGGTGCGGATGCAGAATGCGAGTGCAACCGCAATAATAATCGAAACAAGCCAGTCACTGGCAGAATCCTGCCAGGAGGTTTCACTTTTCTTGCTCAACTAATGAGCCTCCTCTCTATCGCCGGCACAGGCCGGATTTTTAACTACAATAATATAGATATATTGTAGCATAGATTGCAGCTTCAGTTATGACATAATTGTAAATTTGCTTTATTTTAAAGCATAAATGCTTCATAACGTAATAAAAGGGACCGTACTACTACAGTCCCTTTTACTGATTTTACCAAATCAGCCACTTTTTTTCAAGTGTTTTTTTACTGCATCGTGAATATATTTGCTTTTATTTTTTTCATTTTTTTATTTGCTTTTATTTCGGAACTCATTTGGAACTCATAAGCAAAAAAGCAGGCTGACTAAACCTGCTTTTTTGTAGCCGTATATGACTGAGATACCGAAATGGAAACAAATTCAAACCATATATATTATAGCATATCCTTACAGCAGGCGCAAATAATATAATTATTGTCTTTCCTTTGCTCTCATTTGAGCTACCCATAAATCAAGAACCTTTCCGCTAGGAGCATCAGGGTCACACATATAAGCTTTAGCAATCTTGACAAGTGTTCCGGTGTCACCGCTGAACGCTGCACCATAATCACTGTACACCATGTTCAGCACATAATACCAATCTGCTTTATGTTTAATATTATGTTGCTCTGCAAGCTGAGTAGTCTGCTCATAAGTCCAATGCTCACCATTAGTGCCATCGGTGTTCTGCATCTTACTGACAGCCAACTTTGCAAGTGCTTCATCGAAATGAGGACCATAAGCTACACAGTGCAAGTCATACAACGTGCGATAAAAAAGGTCTGGGCAGTGCATTTTAAGCTTTTCGAGGGCACTGCAAACAATTTCTTCCATTGCTCTCTCTTTTGTATCGTCACCTATAATCTTATTCCAATAATCTTTGTAGGAGTGCATAACAACACCCCCTTACGCCAATTTAACAACACTAATAGCTGCTCTGTTGATAGTTGCTGCCGCCGTTGCCTGTACCTGCAAGCTAGTTGTATTATTCACAGCGCAGCAGGACGGACGCACACGAACCAACGTGGTAAAGGAAATATTCACAGCTGTGTCAGCAACGCCAGTAACAATGCTTTCCGCACCATTAATAACAGAAGATGTGCTTTCCGTGGTACTCAGAAGCTGCAAGCCAACATTGCCAGCAGCAGCAGGAACAACATCAGCATTTACGCTGACAAGGTATAAACCACGAATAAGGCTAACACTAGAGCTTCCAGCAGGATGCTTAATAGCAACGCCAGTCAAAAGATTATTTATAGGAAAGCTAACAAAAGCATTAGCTGCAACAGACTGAGCAGCAACAGCCGCAGCGTTCAAAGAAGATTTTTCGTAGCAAATCATTTATTTTCACCTCTTTACGCAATCAAGGTATTTTCTTGATACCTTTAAATTTTATCGTTTTTTAAAGCAATAGGGACGGCGTGCACCGTCCCTAATACAGTGCAGTTAATGCACATAACTTATTTTTAGCCTACATTATAAGCGCAGCCACAAGCACCAGCTACATTGGCAGCGACACTTTGATACGGACTAGACGTAATATAAGCAGGTTGAGGATAAGGTCTTAACGTGCCGATGAGAGCAGCACTCTGTGCTTGCTGACTTAATTGGAAGTTAGCGGTCTGTAAATCCCTATCTCTATCGGCAAGCTTATCTCTCAAATCTTGAATCTGATTAGCTACCATAATTGCCCTAGTCTTTTCGCCGTCCTCTTTTACGGCGTTTACGATAGCGCAAGTATTTTGTGCATTTTCGTAACGTACTGCGTCAATATTGCGGTTAGTTTCGTAGCCAAGAGAAGCAATAGCTTGTTTTTGCTCGCAGCAGCATTGCTGAGCGGCGAAACGATTTTGTGCAATCTCGCTGCCGAGCTGATAACCAGTCTGCATAATGTCTCGCTGAACACCGTTAAAACCATTCAGCATAGTGCTGTTCTGAGCGTAGAAGCCATCACACAAGCCATTCTGAACGCCGCGGATACCGTCTTTTATATCCTGCATAGAAAATTGGTCTGCAATCTGATCACGAGTCATGCTGCCATTCGCAAAAATTTCTGCACCCATATTGCCACGGTTGTTCCAATTACCGCCCCAGCCGCCCATAAGAGCGAAAAGAACGATAATCCACATAAACCACATACCGCCACCCCAGCAGTCACCATAACCATTGTTTCGATTCATGTCCATTACAGGGACAATGTTTGTACCTTCCATGTTTTTTCACCTCCGAGAAATATATGCAAAGCTTCATTGCGCGCCTATTGAAGCTTTAAGCCAAATTGATTTAAAAACTGATTAAGCTGTTCATCGTTCATGCCTTTTTGTTTGGCAAGATTCCTTACAATATTTTGAATCTGTTCAGGTGACTTGCCTTGCCCCATCTGCATTGCCCTACTCATTAGCGGATTTTGTCCTGCGAACTGCTGCATTAGTCCCATTGGATTTCCTGCTTGCTGTACCATCTGCATCATCTGGAATATGTTCATCATTTGTCATTCCTCCAATCTGCTCTTCGAGCTTTTCAATGCGTCTTTGCAATGCTAGCACTGTGTTATTGTCAGCGTAGGCAGGAGCTTGCATACCACCGTCCTGCTGAATCTGATAAACTCTAAAAATCGGCAAGCCGTCCATGCCTATAAGCTTTTCATAAATTTTTCCTTCGGCAGGAGCAGGAAAATATGTACTCGTTCCGTCAAGGTCAACTTGCGCTGCTCGTGCTTCTTCAATGCTTGTAACAGGTCTGCCTTTAATTTGCTGTACAGGCGGATAAGCATTCGGCTGCACAGGTGGCATCATTGTCGGCATTGGTTGCTGATACATTTGTTGTTGTTGCTGTTGCAGATTAGCTAACCTCTGTTGCATCTGCTGTGTAGCTCCATAAGGATTGTAATAATTTCCGTACATCTTTATCACCTCACCTATATTTTAAGTGGTAGCAATAAAAACAATCCCTAAAGCTAAAGACACATTCTCCTATACATTCGGACATAATTTAGACACGATTCAGACAGCAAAAAATGAGCAAAAAAAATAATCCCCATTAAGAAAAGCTTTTACACTTCTCTTAATGGGGATTACTTCATTTAGAAAGCACTCGATTAATAGCCTTATACGCAGTGCTTATTTCTCTGTCAACAGTTTTAGTGGAGATGTTCAACTCCATTGCGATTTGGTAATTCATTTTACCATCAACAAATTTCATTTCACAGATTTTCGTTTGTCGTGGCGTTATCTTCGCTTCGTGAAGCACTGCATAAAATGAGCGGCGCGAGCTTTCTGTCATCCATATCCTCGCGCTTTTTAGCAGCTCTTTCATTAAATCACCTTTTCAGTACATAAGCAAGTAGTGCAATCAGACCAATGTTGGCAAGCAACATACCAGCCATGATATAAAACTGCTTATCAATAATCCTTTTGTTTTCAGCAAACAACATTGTCACTACGCCAGCAGGCAAAACTTCCTGCTGAACGGTTTCTTTATCCATCATCTTATCACCTCAATATAACGTGTTCATTAAACACATTATATCACATCAGCAAACAGACAGTCACTAAACAATTTAAGCAAACATTCCGTTTCACTTTAATTCTTCATTGCAGCATAAAGCGCACATCCTGCTATAACGTAGGCTATGTTGCGCTGTTTTTTAATGCGCTTCTGTTTTAACTTGTACTCTTTTTCCAGCTCCGTCAAGGATGCGTTGGCATTCGTCAATAAGTTCTCCTGCTCTTTGACTTTCACTTTCAGCGTCAGACAAAGACTGTCCAGCTCGTCCGATTTCTTCTCTAGCTCCGCCAGCTTCTTGTCGGATGCTCCCAACTGTCCCTTCGATTGCGTCAGCAGTTTTTTGTAATTCTCGTTGATTGTTTTTAGCTCCGTCAAGTTGTTTTTGAGTCTGTTGTATTGTTGCTCCGTCAGAACGTACTCCATTGGCTCGTCCGAATACCTGGGCGAACCAGCCGAAGCAGTTAGCGGCATAGAAAATACTACTAGCGACACACACGCCAGCAACAAAAGCAGCAATGATTTTGATTTTTCTTGTTTTCTCATTCTCCATTATTACCTCGTAGAAATGTTTATATTTGTCACACATAATAAATCGCGTCAGATGCACAAATTTCGCCTACAAGCGATTTTAGATGCCGACACGATAAATCATAAGCGGCACTAATTTTAAAACGCTCATAGGCGATGCAATTTGTGTGGATTTTTTGTTCAAAACCGTAAAATTATAGCCTACTTGTAAGATAGATATTCAGAATGATTTTAGAGTGCAAAATAATGATGCAACGCACCCAGTACAAAACCTGCAACTAAACCAACAACAAATTTCTTGTCAATAACAAATGCTTTCAGTTCTTCCATCGTATCACCTCCAATCATTATAAATGCGTCACCGACTATTACGCAAAAATTACCAGAAAATGCTACACGTATAGGAGAGGGAATAACTAAACCTCTTGTCGGTGACTGTATCTAACCTAGTCGAAATCGACCACTTTAAATCATCTTCCGTTGCCAGCTTTGCCGTAGGCAGGAATACCATAAGGAGTTGTCAAGTCAATACCTGCTACATACTCATAAGTAGTTTGCGCTCTATTGGCATAACCGATGCGGTACATCTCGCCAACATCGGCAGCAATCCAATAATAATTTTTAAACAGTTTGTTCAACGCTTCAAGGCTGCGCAGGTCTACACGTTCAAAACGATTCTCCAAGAAACGCTTTACAACGTAGGTTGACGTAGGACACCACATACCGGCATAGATAATGCAACGTGTATCATCCAACGTTGGCAGCTGCTGGAGCACCTCGACATATTGCAGGCAGTCACGTGACAACTGATCTAATTGCGCCTGTTGTCCTGCTTCACTTCTCAACAGTTCTTTCAGCATTGGCAGTTCGCCGCTTGCCTTAATATCAATATAGGTGCGGTCCGCAAATTCTGCGCCGCCGGGGATAGCTCTCAAAAGCTCGTTGGCTCGATCGCCCTCCCATTGGCTCACACCGATTGACGGATAAGCGTATGCAGTGCTTTTTGCCACGCTGTCATAGCCACCTTCTATGCCTGTATAAATCAATCCTTTTGCAATTTCTTTTGCAAGGCTTTTGTTCCAATCACTCATAATTTCGTTCCTCGCTTCATTTTTGATTTTTGCTTAGCGAACAGCGCAAAAAGATGCAATTTGCACCTTTTTTACTTGTTCGCTTGCGATTTTTTTAGATTTCGGTTGTTTTGTTAAGTTCCTTAAGTGTACTTTTAAACTTGCTCATCATTCTTCACTTTAATCATCTTTGTTTCAACGTATTTGTTGCCAAGCTGTGCCAACATAAACGATACGCAAGCCATAGCAAAGGCTTCGTAGTTGCCCCACGTTTTAACAAAAAACGCAAGGTAAAGAGAAATCACGCAAAACAAGATAAACGCAAGCACGGCACACAGTCTGCCGATACTCAACGTGTTATCATCCTTCTTTAACATGTTTAATAACTTACGCATTTTGCACCTCTCATTTTTTATCTCTCGGTGGATAGTTCTGTAATTCGTTAATTTGCTCCATCAAATTATCAATTACGCCATTATCACCTAAAGCTTCATAGCTTTTGTAGCAGGCATCAATGCTTTCTTTTGCGTAAATCGGTATCCACCCCTTATCCTGGACATAGTGATTGTATGCCTGTATAATCCGGTCACGCAGAAGAGCTTGCAGTCCAGCCTTTAGAGCATCATTTTCTTTCTTCTTCTGCCGATACATAGTGATAAGCAGCGTTATTACGCCACCGGATATAACGTTAATTACAGAGTTCAACGCCGTATCTAAAGACTGTTCTATCATGTTGTTACACCCCTATTGTTATACTTTCATTGTCACGGCTTCTGCATCTGCCGCCGTAGTTACAGCTTCAACTTTTTCTTTTGCTACACGATATGCAGTGTGCAGTTTATTTGAGCGCACCGCCACGGCAGCGATAATCATCTTTAAATCATTAGCCGTTACTGGCGTGTCGGCATTATCTGCCGTAGTCCACTCTATTGTAGCTCCTTCGCCTTGCAGTTCCAGCGCAATAATAGCTGCATTGATTCTATCTCGTGCCTTCTCGTCGTAGTCATAGAGATTACCTTTGTACTCTATCGGTTCTACCTCCGCAGTATCACGCTGACGCTTCAACTCCAAGATTTTGCGTTGTTTTACGTTTTCAATCGGCTCTTCTTCATATGTAACGGTTACGCCTAATTCCGCTAAGGCTTCGTCAGAAATCGACAAAGGGATAAAAACGCCGTCTTTGCCTAACGCTTCGGAAAGCTCATATAAATTAGAGTAGGTCTGCTCTTTGTATGTATAAGTTGTTTGCATTAAATCACCGCCTTAGTTAAACACAATTTCGACTTTAAATTTCTTACCGACGTTGGCGGCAGTAAACATGCTTGATATATTTGATGGCACACGTTGCACATAGGTGTAGAAGCCTGTTGCAGCACTTTGATACGAAATTTTGCCTACTGTCAAATTAGCAGTTACACCTGTTTCAAGTGGAGTGATATTAAGACTGATGTTACGGCTTCCACTTATTATACCCTCTTCCTTAAAAGCAACATCTAACCATCCAGCATAATAATTCAGCATAACAAGAGTAACGGCTCTACCGTCATGTGTAACATTGCCTGTAACTTCACCATAGTAACCACTGTTGGCGTTATATCCATATTGACCACTTTTAGTTCCCATAGTCATGATGAATACATTCTCATCAACTGCACCACTTTCAACATGTTTTACCATAAATAGACGATTAAGTCCCATATTACATCACCTCTATGATAACTTAGATGCTTGTACGATGCTTGTTTTGTTACCGCTATTATCTAATGTTATAAAGATATTAAGTAATAAACCTGCACTCGTAATCGCTAAATCAGATGAGTTACCAGTGTATTTTAGTGTGCCACCATTAGTTATAGTTAGAGGATAATCAGCATTAGCTTTAATGTATGCAGTAAAGACTAATGATTGTCCTCTGCTTAATAGATGTGAGAAGTTTGTTAAATCTAAAGTAAAGCTACCTGTTGCATTGTAAACAGCCGTAACACTAGAAGGGTTTACAGAATTTCCATTAGTGTAAGCAGTTGTATATTTTTCTACACCCAACAAGGCTAAATCAAATGACTGCTGAGCAGTCCACACATTCTGCGTAGACGTGCTTACTCCACCACCACCGCTAACAGTAATGGTTACATTACCATTTGAATCGGGTTTAGTGTTGTTTACGCTTTTAACATACCCAACAAGTGATTGATGTTGCGTCAGATAACCTGCGTCATTAGTAAATGATGATACGTTTGCAGGGATAGCTGAATGTACAAAAGCCGTTGTTGCTATCTGAGTGGTGTTCGTTCCAACTGCCGCAGTGGGTGCGGTAGGTGTACCGCTTAAACGTGCTCCACCATTCCAGCCGTTTCCGTTGATGTTGCCGATTAAAACCGCCCCGGACTTTGTACCTGTTGTGCATTTATAAAAGTTCCAGCTCGGGTCGTATTCATAAAAATCCACGCTATCATGACCAGAATAGCCAAAATCTATAGCATGGTAATAGGTGTTAGCATCGCCCTCGCCGCGGAATTTGCGGCATTGGAAGTAGTTGTTTGCGCCTGCACCTGTCTGGAAATTAGTCGCTGTAATGCCGCCAGTGACTGTGCCACCTGTTAACGGCAGGTAATCGCCCGAACCGCCGCCCATATTGGCTATTGCCTTGGCGATCACCTTGTTTTGAACAGGATTTGTGCTGGTGGTCGACAGCTCAGCATCAATGGTAACCTTTTGCATCAGGCCTACAATAGGGTTGCCGTCTGCCCCTGTTGCTTTTACTCCGTCTGCCAAATCGGCAGCGGTGACGGTATCCCCAGTAAGGTCTACCAAGGTGTTACCGCCGTATATAACTTTATTCACTGCCATTTTTTCACTCCTTAGCCTATGGTAACGGTCTTGCCGCCCTGCGGATTGTCGCTCTCATTGTAGGGTATCGGCTCTACGGTAACTTGCGACAAATAGTTAAATCCCTGTGCGCTGTCGGGCAAAATAGTCTGCGCTGTTGTCTTAGGGGTAGCGGTCTTAGCCTGCGCCTTGGCACTCTCCGTGCCGCTCATTGTACCAGTTACACCTAAAATCGACACGCCTGCACGGATGTTAGTAGCAATAATTTTAGCCTGCTCCGTGGTACTGATTGCTACCTTTCCTGCGCCGTCATGGTAACCAATAGGCACGGTGTAGCTATCAGCTTTTTTGCTAATCACACCGCTAACAGCGCCATTGTTCTTCATCTCGCCTGTGATTTTTACGCCGTTGACATAAGCTGTCTTTCCGCTGAGGATTTCCGCACCTGCCGCTGTCGCGTCGGATGTATCGGCGTTAAAAGTGCACGTGCCTACAATCGGCGCACCACTTTTATCGTGAGCAGTATATGTGCTCAATATCTTATCTGCTGTAACAGTATCGGCGGTTAAGTCGATTAATGTTTTTCCTCCATACACTACCTTAGAGATATTTTTTCAGCCATAATTTACTTCGACCTCGCTTCCTATGTATGCCGTGATTCCATCGGATAAATTGGATGTTTCAAAATATGGAATTTTTTCAACAGTAATATTTTTTGTTAATTGTTTGTTCGCCGTCGGTAATATCTGCACTTCATGAGCTTCAGAGTGTACCGTGTAAGCTCCGTCATAAATATCAGCACCGACACTCCGTGCTGACAACATCCCATGTAGGTTACCTTTGTTCGGTGACAAATTGCCATGCAGCTCACCTTTCGCAGCCGTCAGCGTACCATGTAACCTCATTAGTAGGTCACCTCCTCCATTAAGAGGAACTCATGTGGCGGAATAACTGTATCAACGTAGCCATCAGCACGGCGAAGCTCAATGTCATATACATAAGCTCCAAACGCTAACCCTTCAGTATCTGCTGGCTTAATATCAAGCTCACCATTAACGATAACTTTTTGCAGAACGATAGTCGGGTTACGTGCTGTGCGACGAAGCGTAAATGTTAACACATCGCTGTCAGTTAGCTCAATATTCCTGCCGTTAATATCGGTGATGCTAATGTTAAAAACACCGCTATCACCTCTAATCATTCTGATGTTGTTGTCATCAACTTTAAACACCGCTATCACCTCTTACAATTCTATATTGTTGAGTTCAAAAACAGTTTTGCAAGCTTCTACTTCAGCCTGTTTTTTCCAGCCTGCTTGTTTACAATCTCCTATATGTATGCTTAGGTCAGCCATCCACTGTAACACCTGGCTGGCATTAAGATATTGAATTCTCTTTTCTTCTTCTCCGTCTTTATAGCCACGCACCGGGCAGCCGTTAGGATATTTTTCGGTAAACTGTTCCGAATTTACGTTAAGGGCGATGCCCTGCATGGTCAGTTGCGTATCTACGTCGCTGTCATAGCGTACAGGCTCGCCGCTGGCATTGCTGACAAAACCGCCTGTAATGTTGGCCGCCGTCCATTGACTGATTTCGGCGAGTTTTTGCTGCTTTGCAGCTGCCAGCAGCTCTGCATCTGTAGGTGCTGGTTTAGGATATACAGAGCCGTCATCAGCGACGAGGTATTCGCCGTCGCCGTTGCCAATGAGCTTATTAAAATCATCCTGGCTGACAATGACATAGCCTTGTTTAAGCAGCTCAGCGATTTGCTCTTCGCTATACTCTACAGCGAGCTTTGTGTCTTTTCTCTGCCCATGGTCGGGCAGGATAAGATATTGATTTATACGTTTATCGTTCATAGTTTTTTCCTTTCTACGCCCATGGATGGCGGTTTTAGATTTGCAGTGGGGAGTTTATACGATTGGCACGCGTAATGTTACCATAACACTGCCTATAGCTACATCCGTGACATATGCAGTGATAGCGGTGGCGCGCACAGAAAATAACTATGGCTGCTCGGGCTCTCAAAATTGCCAATACGTCTCAAACGTGACCAACAAGACGTTTCAAGCGGGCTCTTACGATGGCGGTAACGGCTACGCTGGGTTTTGGTGGATGTCTATTGGTAAAGCCTAATCCTTGCCAAAAGCACACCAATTAAAGCCTGCATAACCATTGCCATTGTCGTACATATTGGCGACAAAGCTCTTATTGTTTTGCGATTTTACCCCGAAATTGCTGTTGCTGCCGTTCAGGTTACTGCTGCTTTTGGGAACGCCGACAACGCTGTATAAGACGCTAAATGCGATGGGAAACGTTACCGTGGTATCTCGGTTAGCTGCGTTGCTATTTCCCCACTGCTAAAAACCCAAAGCTACATACATAGTCTTATCAATGTATCCGCCGTCGTAAGTGGCAAAAGTTACAGTTGAGTTTGTGTAGGTGTAAACGGTTGAGGTACCTTTGTAGCTTGTTGTCTGCTTAAAGCTAGAACAAACAAGCTGATAAATGCCATTAAAGGCAATGGGAAATGAAGTAGAATATGTGCCGCTGTTACCACTGCCTACGCTCTTATTTTCAGCATATCCCCACTGAATAATTAAGCCGTTGCTAAATTTAACATAGCCGTTCTGTGCAAGGTGGGCTGCTACGATGCCGTTATTTGTATCCTGCGTATTAATGCTAAATGTTGTATTATCCTTTTTTGTAAACGTAATTGTCTTACCGCTTACGCTTGCGTTAACGATAGCACCTAATATTCCTAGGTTACTCAATGCGCTGTTAGCATTATCTGCCCCAGTGCCGCCATTAGCAATAGGCAATGCTCCGTTCGTGTTACCTAAACCCAAAACATAACGAACACCAGCAGCGGTAGTTTGTCCCGTACCGCCACCCGCAATCGGCAGGACTTTATATGTAGCATCTCCGCATAACGCCATATCCTGCTTTCCTGCTGCTGGAATTGGTACAAGTCCAGCTCTACCAGAACTGTTATATGTTGCTCCTGTCATGTTTGCGATATTAACATTACCGCTAGAATCAGGCTTTATGTTGTTTACAGAACGAACAAATTTGGCTTTAATTTGCCCTAAAAAATAGTTTAATCCGTCAAGATCAATTAATTTTTGTAAGTTAGCCATTATGCCAGCTCCTTTGTAATCAAATTCTGAATTTCAGCTTTGGTTGCCGTCCCTAATTTATACGCCCTCGGAATAACCTCCCATCTCACTGAACCATCAGTATAAGTTGCTCCGAGCACAGCTTTTCGAAAATCTGGCTCACTCACAGCCGTGTCACCGCCAACAGTACATGCTAGAACAAGACTTTTAGGCAAATTGGGTGACAATACGATGTCGCCATTAACATAAGATGTATTGTTCTTCCGGATGTTTAAACTGTTAAAAAGGTACTGGCTTTTTAAATCGCTAACATTTTGCAATTTATTAAAGTATTCAAGCGGCGGCGCTTCTCCTTTGTCAAGATAACCCCAACCACGCAGGTAATCAAGCTCAGGCCAAGAATCAATCATCTCACCAATGCTTGCACTACTACCAAAAATCAAATCAAAAGTAGGCTGTTTCATTACCATTATTCAACAAGTCCCCCTTTCACTTTTATAATCCTTGCGAATGTTCCTTGATTAAAACCTTTAAACCTATAGGGATTTTCTCCGCTTCTACTAAACCCGAACGTATTTGTAGCATCAAAAGAATAGACATAAATCACGCCAATACCTGCGCCACGGATAATAAGGTTCAGTGCATCAATCAAACGGCTTTCTTGATTGGTTACTAAACGCCCTATTCCTATGCGCATTTTTGCGTTTCCGGCATTTACAGCGGAAATACGTTGAACATTAAAAACATTCTTTATGCTATGGATAGTGCTGACGCGAGAACAGTCTGTTGTATTTTTCTCAATCTTTGAGTTAATGGCAAGACGATAATAACGGTCGTTTAAATTACTGGACGTTAAATAGTTATCGTACATCCTGCGGAACGGAGCTTGTCCGAATCCCATGTTGCCATGATCAGGAAAACCGAAGAAATCCATTGCGATAGCATTTTCAACACGGCGCGAAATATCTGCAACTTCACCGCAAATATCAAGCTGCTTACCAACTGCCGTATCTGGCCATATCTGTGTCCTTATCTGCTCCCTTACTTTATCTATGCTGTCGAGTTCACTTCCTACAGCATTAAGAAAAGCTTTAATGTTAGGCTTGCTACGAAACTGGCTTAATAAATGATTATACATTCTTTCGCTTGTAGTCATAATCATAACTCCAAAGCCACAGCAACATTAGCAAGCTTTGTTACTGCCAGCTCATTACGTTCAATCGAAATGTTTTCCTGTTTATACGTTTGACCGTCTTTAGACACGCTGCACTCAATATAGCTAATGCCGTCAACGCCGCTGTAAATAGGACCAAGCAAACGCTGATAAATAACATCATTGCCCATTGACAGCTTGCTAATCTGTTCAAAAACGATATTTTTAATTTTATCGATTGCATCACCAGGTAAAATTTCTTCGTTATATTCTTTAATGATAACCTTGACATAAATCTGTACCTCATGCGGACGGCTAAAGCATACATCTTGCGATGCACCCTCACTGTCCTCAATGCGAACGCAAATATCACCGTTTGTATCAATGCCCAAAGGTGCAACATTTAAGATAGTGCGAGCAATAGCTTCTTCATCACCACCGAAAACAATAGCCTGGAAGGAATGAGGTTTTAAGCCATCAACTGTTTCATCAGTGCGGTTCTCATAAATTGTTACGCTGGTAACATCCTGCAATTCAAGCAACGCAGCCTTAATGCTTTCTTTCATTCCTATGCTGTTTCTGAATACAGCAGACGCATAACGCTGACGGACTTCTGATGCTGTTTCATAGTCGCGGCCTACATATGTTTCAGATTCGTTGCTAACAGAAAACCAGCCGTCATAATTCGTGTTGATATAATTCACGCTATTTAGCAAAGGTTCGATTTCTCCGTATTCTTCACAGTCAAAACGAATAGGACTGCCAACCTGCGTTACTACAAATGATTCGTTAGGCACAACCACAGCTCCATATCTCCTGTCTGAGCGTTCAAAAACCAGCTTGCCTTCAACAATACTGCCTTGCCACTTTTCAACGCTCTGAGAAGCCAAGGCAACAGCGACAACCAACGCAGTATCATTTTCTTGTGCTGTGTACTTTACAACTGCATCATTATCAAACTGTACACTGTAAATTTTTCCTTTAGTTGGTGTTTCAACTTCCAGGGTTACATGTACGCAGTCATTAAGAGTAATCGTGCTTTCTTCAATAATATTCCATTTGTAGCCGGAAACATCTTTAATCTGGCAGTTAGCAGGAAGGACCATCCCACTACGTCCATAACAAACAGCGTAAAGATAACTTGCTTGCGCTTTCTTGCGCTGCACATTGGTGTAAGCAAGCGTATTATCTAAGCTGCCTTCGCTGGCACTAATCGGCGAGCGGTCATAATAATCACGCTCTAAAAGTTGCCACATTCGGTCAAGCTCAGCAGCATACACACCAACGAGAACGCCTATCATGCTGTTAGGTTGACGGCTAACTGTTGAGCCTAAATTTTGCTCCAAGCTTTTAAAAATATCTTCGCGAATTTCCGGCAAACGCTTTCTAACAAAACCATTAACTGTTACTCCGTACTCCATAGCCTAAAACCTCCTTCCTTACAATCATGCCATATTCAGTTTCCGCTTCATAGCTTAATAACATTTTTCGCGTAGCAGATTCAAAATCAATATCAATGCTAACTAAATTGCTTACTCCGTCAACTTTTAAAATTTGCTCACGAAAAAGCTCTCTGATTAGCGTAAAATTAGGATTTTTAACAAGCACATAATCGAGATAAGGCACGCCGTGCGTAACGTCCAAAAACCACTCACCGAGGAACGTAAGAAGCTGAATTTTTATCTGCTGTGCTACACGCTCAACATTGTCAATAAACATTACATCTCCATTAAGTGCAAGGTCATGTGTCTTTGCGTTTAAAGCAAGGTCAAGCATTGCCAACACCTCCTAAATAACTAGGAACATATACATCCAAACCGTTCTCTTGAATTTGTGTAAGTAACCCACAATCAAGATAAAGCTTTTCAACAATCGCTTTCTTGTTGGGTGTTTTTACAACATTACCTCTATCCTCTACAAGGCAAATGAAATCCATTTTACTGTTACCTTGCCAGAACGATTCCGCATAATCATTAATCTGCGCAGTTTCAGTAACCCTAGCTGTCAAAATATCTTTAATAACAGTATCAAGCTCAGGCTGTTCAGCATCAACAATCTTTTCGCCAACACTGCCTTCTGCCTGTGCCGATGTTTCAGATGTAGTGTATTTGATTTTATCGGCAAGATTTTCTTTTAGCCATTCCCACGCATACCAATACGGCGTTAAATCAATCCTGCCTACATCAGCATTGTATTCAATGCCGTACTTTTCGTCATCTTTGCACTTTAACGCCGCTTTTGTCTGCGATACATAAGCGCCACGAATAACAGCACGAACAGAATCAGATACACTATCAGCATTGCTAAAATAACTATCAATAGCTTTTTCAAGTTGGACAAAATACGTCCACGAGCTTGTCAGCGTAGGGAACGCTACAATGCAAGCAGTTTTTTGCTTTTTATAGGCTATTATAACTTCTTCTTTTTTCATTATTTTTTACCTCAGTGCGATGAACTTGTTTCGCCGTGCGGAGCTGTATGAGTATGTCCTATAAGGCTAATACCGCCACCAAGCACGTCACCGCTGCACGTTATCGAACCTTGAACATTAATATTCCCGACAATATTAATCGTGTTACCAGGCGTAAGACTAATCTTTGTGCCGGCATTAATAACTTCCACATTATCAGCAGAAATTGACTGCGAGGGCATCATGCCGACAAAACAAAAGCCGTCGGTCAAATCATATTGCCGTGGGTCGTGGTTGTCGTCACTCCCTGCGCCTAACCATTCATCAATACTACGCTCAGAAAAAACTATTAAGCAGCTATCTCCTGCTTTAACCGGATAAGTAATCTGTGCCGCTCCTGCGTGGGGCATAAAAACAGGAACACCGTCGATAACAGGATATTCAAGAACCCTATCATCAGCGGTGTATTTCTTTAGCGTTGACTTTACACTGGCAAGGCAAGTAGAAGCATCAAATGACAAGATTGTTCCAGGCAAGCAGGTGTGAATGTTGCCTATTTTTTGCTGCATAAGATTTTCCAATCCTTCCAGCGTATCTGCTGTTGCATCAAGGCTCATATCTAATCACTCCTTCGGTACAATCTCATACACTTCAAGCTCTGTATACCAATTCTGTCCGCTATACGAGCCGTTGTGTTTTAAGCTTTCTATTTTAAACCAGCCTTTTATTTCCTGCGAATCAATATAAACCAAATCTCCCGGATTTAATACAGGCTGCAAAAGGCATTTAACATTCCAGCCTGCTTTTTTATCCCTTTTAGGTTGGGTAGTCTTTTTACTTGTTTTTTGTTTTGCTGCTTTTGTTGGACCTTTAAGAAGTTTTTCAACAAAACCAATTAATCCGCTTCCAGGTGTAAGCTTTATAGCCTGCACATTGGTATTGCCGCCTTGCTTAATAATCTGCAAGGTATTGTTTTGGATGCTCCATTCCAAGTCAGTGCCAGCGCAAGCCTTATCAAGGCACTCACGTCCTGCCCCAACAAAAGAAAACCCATTCGCAAAAGTCGTAAACTCACAATCATCAGCATACGTTACTACAAGTCCCATATCTGCTGCCACATCGTCAATAGCTTTCTTCCTGCTAACATCTTTAGCGTAAGACAAGGACACGATACTATCACGGATAGCAACGTGCCCATCATAAAGCTTCATCTCTGTTACTTTGTCAGAACCGCTCATGTAGGAATAACAGTCAGTTACCCAGCCAATGAAAATTCTCTTTAATCCAGCGTCCTCGCTGTACCCCACTTCAAGGATGCAGATTGTATCTGCTCTTTCCAATTTATCGGCTGTCGCTTTTGACAAGTTATAAATTTTCAGTGAGCAGGAATTGCTTTGCTTAGCAAGACTTTTTGCAATGTCAAATTCAATCTCTAATCCTTGTTCTTTCGCCTTTGCTTCAATAACAACACCGTCCGAACCTTGTACGCCTAGAGTAATTTTATAAATGCGGTCAAACTGTGCCATAGCTAACCTCCATAAAATTCATCTTCCGTGCAATACACAAGCGTAGCTGCTCCGCTTTGAAAATCATTTCTGCCGACGCTTTCTTTGTCTGTCAAGACAAGTAATTCCCCTCTAGGAGCATTACTTTTATGATGATTCATCAACAAGGGAAATTTCGGTACAACGCAAGCGTTAGCAAGAATTACATTGTTGTTAGCGTCCCAAAGGTGCAATGCCCAAAATTGCCCTTCATGGTTCCAGCACATTCTTACTTTATATTTCTTGCCGTCAAAAGGAACGCTGAAAACAACATCGTTACCATCGGCAAAATTAATCGTAAACATGGTATCCTCCTAAAACAGCAAGCCTAGTCCGCTTTTAACGCCGTCAACTAAGCTAGCAAGAGGGCTCTTATTAGTTGCGGTTTCACTAGTGCGGCCTAAATCTAAGCCACTATCGCTAGGAACGTCTAACGAACTACCACCAACGTCAACAGAAGATGTTTTTCCTGCGCCTGCGTTTGCAGCCGTTTCTCCTGCGTTTTCCTCCTGCGACGCTGTTACAACGTTTTCGGGAATTGCCGTTGTCTGCGTAGTTACTTTAACAATCTGCTGAAAAGCTAAGTCAGCATAAATAATGCTTTTCGACGAATCCTGTTTGCTTACTCGGCAAGAAGTCATAACCATGTTGTCATACTTCTTCTCGGGACGAATGATAGTTACAGGCTCCTTCTTATCTCTGATTTCCTCTAAAAGCTGCAAACCGTTAGCAAATTTCTTTTCTCCCCACCCATTCTTATAGAACCACGTTACAGGGGTAGACGAAATGCCGACGGTCATTGTCAGTTTCAAAGGCTTGTTGACAATATGGTCAGCAATTTCAAAACCTGTTTCTACCGGGTGTCCTGTCACATCCTGATCATAGGTGTATTCAAAAGATTTTACTATATCAACCTTAAGAGAACCAACCTGCGTAGGATTTTTAATGTTGTAGCCTAAAATGTCTGCAAGCATATTACTATACCTCGCTTAAAGGAAAGTAGTTAGCAACTGGCCAGCCGTTATTGCGACTAACAACATTGCCTACCGCAGTTGCTGTTGCTTCCGGGGACGTGCTGGCAGTTGTAACCTGGATATAATTCGTTGTGTTGCCACTGTTGGAAATGCTAGATGAAGTGTTCGTGGTATTCGGATTACCTAGCAAGCGGTTTACTGCAGTGCTGCCAAAATTTGAAATAGGGTCAATAATATTGTTGTTCACAAAATCTTTCACGCCTTGCATGATGTTCAACTTGCTGATTAAGTTATCAACCCACTTAATAGCATCCTTAACCCACTTAATCATGTTGTCAAAAAAGCCAGTTATTAGCTGCCATCCAGAATTTATGGTATCGGCAAAGAATGTAGCCAAGACGGTTAAACTGTCTTGTATAAACCTAAAAGCGTTAACAAACAGCATAATAACTCCAGCTATAACATAGCCTATTGCAGCAAGTCCGGAAACAAAAGCATTGCCTATTCCTTCCCACAGCCAAGAAGTTAAATTCCAAATACCTTCGAACGCCAATTTAAATAACTCATAGATAAGCTTAGGAACAAAAGCGATAGCTGTTCCAACATCACTAAACCATTGAATAACACTATCTTTGAAGTCAATAAATTTATTTTTTATAGGCTCAAAATCTCCAAACCAGCGTTTCATCATGGTGTCTGCCTTCGGGTCAGTTACCCACTTATAAAAATCTTGTATAAGGAGGATAACGAACGCAATCGCTGCCGCAATCAGCAAGAATTTACCCAATATAAGCATTTGAATAGCTGCACCTTTTCGTGTTTGGCTGTTAAATACTATTTGCGCTCCAGTAGCCAATATTAAAGCATCACGCACAGCAACAATCCATTTCACAGCAGTTGAAATCATCATTACAAAACTGCTCCATTTTGCCATGCCGAAAAGAATTCCTGCATAAATCGCTGCAATTTGCAGACCAGAAATAAAGTTATCAAGATTAATATTCTCGATGTAGTCTGCAAATTTTGCCATGCGTTTCGCTATGCCGTCAACAATGCCTGTCTTGTCCTCAAATTCTTTGAAAAATTTTCCAAGCGCATTTTGCATCTTATTTGTTGCCTGTCCAACAGTCCAAGGCATTTTACCTAACTCCATTTTTAAGCGGTCAGATTGTCCACGAATAGCATTAAAAACATCCTGTGCAGTTAATTTGCCTTCGCTGCCCATCTGTCTTAACTGTCCGATTGTTGTACCCATGCCTTCGGCAATAGCTTTTGCAAGTCTAGGTGCCTGCTCCAGGATAGAGTTTAATTCATCACCACGCAATGTACCAGAACCCAAGGCCTGTCCTAACTGCACAAGCGCGGCTTGCTGAGATGAAGCATCACCGCCACCGAGCAACATTGCGTTTGAAACATCCTCGGTAAACAGCAGAATATCTTTAGTGCTTTTCTTCAGCTCCTGCGCATTACGTGCAACAGAAGTAAAAAGCTCGGCGGTAGAACCGTATTGCTGACGAGTACGGCTGGCAATGTTGTAAATTTCTTTCTGAACAGCTTTTGATTCCTGCTGGCTTTTGGTTACGTTATTTACCTGACCTTCAATAACCTTCCATTCGTCAATCGTTTTAACGATACTTCCAAGAGTTAGTGAAACGCCAGCGAACATAGCCAGATTACGCAGCTTCGAGAATAAACTATCTACTTTATTACCAGCTTTATCTGCAGAATCGACAACACGTTCAAGTCCTGTTTTAACTTTTTTGGTTGTCTGCTCAACTTGCTTAACATTCGAGTGATTTACTTTAAAGCCAATCGCAATAGCTAAACTTCTTACGTCCACAGCGCATCAGCTCCTTTCTTTTTAGGGTGGTCAAGATAGTATCTTTGTACATCACTCTGCATATCAAGCAGAGCGTTTATTTTACATAAATCGCTTAATGTAACAGTACCTTCTTTTATTTCTGTAACAGTAACTACCTTAGCCAACACTGGCCGCCAAATAAAAGATTCAGCGGTTAGCGTTGGCGATAAGGTGCCGGGAATTTCTACTTGCTCACCAACATCTCGCGGACTCCAGAGAGGTTGGGAATTAAAGCGAAAAAATCTCCAAAATTTACCTCAATAATAAATTTTTCAAGCTTAAGCAGTTCAACAAGCTTACCGGTAAAAAGCTCATTGATAACATCTTCCGTCAGCATAATAGCTTCTTCTTCGCCCTTAATCTTAACGCTGACATATTCAGCATCAAGCAGACGTTCAGAAAACTGCGCCAGCACTTCACCATTAAAGCTTTCACCTAACTGCGCAAGGATAGCACCGATATTAATTTGAGCACCTAATAATGCTTCTTTCATATCTTCCGTTTCACCGTTAGATGTTAAGCCGCCTTTTAAAGCAGCAGTAATAGCTTTCTGTAAGTCACCATACAGTTTCAAGCCTTGCAGCGGAGGAAGTGCACGAACATAAAAGGTGTTCGCACCGATTTTCCTGTTCTTTACTTCAAATTTTGCTTGTCTCATTTTTTACCTCTTAGCTGTGACCGCCAACTAAAAATGCTTCATCGGGAACAACAGCCATAAAAACCCACTCACATTTTCCGTCAGAAGCAGATTTACCACGTTGGAAATTAGGTTTCTTGACAATCCATGCCTGATCACTAACCATAACGCTGTCACCGCTCAAATCTTTAATAGTTAACGGCAGCAAGCCAGCGCCGTTTTGATTGTCTGCATCTTGAATCAAGCTTAATGCTGCATTGCTGGAGCTGGACTGCAACAGAGTAACAGTGATTTGCTTTAAGACAGAGGACGGGTCAATACTGCGGACAATTTCCTGGTCACAGCCGACAATAGCGGAAATTCCGTCACCTTGCGTTACGATATTAATAAAAGTACCTTCGTCAACGCCTGTTAAGATAAGAGAGCCGAACAGTACCTTAACTTTCTTCGGGTCGTATGTTTTTACTCTTGCCATTTGTTACCCTCCTTTAAGCTTTCTGAATAAGATTCTCATATGTCAAAGAACCTTTAATGTTGACAGCATGGATAGCACCTGCCAGACGAGCAGTAAACTTTACATCGTCAAGAACTCTTTGCGCTTTCTTGTTTGCGCTAATATTAGCAGCTTTAGGAACTGTAATGGTGTAGCCAAGATTTCTATTGCCATCATCATCATATTCAGTCGGAGCGATACCGCCACGGTCTTGACCAAGCTTTAACACTTTGTTCAGCACACCTTCGACAAGCGCAATGCCAGCATCAGTGTACGGCAATTTCTCACGATTAATAAGCATTGCAAATTCTTCGGTTTTAATAGTTTCGACGAGCCAGTCACGGAAACGGATAACGTCAATCCATTCACCAGCACAAGTCTTGCCATTTTGAGTAATGCTGACATTCTCCGAGAAGTTTTCAAAGGTGTTGTAGTTTTTGGCAGTCAATGCAAGATATTCTGTTTCGGTTAAATCATCGTTTGTAATGCCGGAAAGCTTTTTATTTGCCCATGTTTCACCACCGGGATATACAGTAAAGCATCTGGACATTACAGCGGCTTCAGGAAATTCCTTTTCTGCTTCCTTATGATAAAAAATAAAAGTGCGATAATAATTTTTCGCTTTCAGTTTGCTGCCTGTATCTGTTGCAACGCCAGCTTGCAATGCATCAGCTTCGGCAACAGATGTGCCATACAGTTTTGTATGAGCTTCAACCCATTCTGCCATTTCCATAATTTTGGCAGATGTGCGGTCAGCATAGCACAAGCCATACCAATCATTGTCAGCAGCACAAATCTTATTCATATTATCAGCAACGGAGCTATCAGAGTTCATTCTGCCGATTTTAACCTTTTCATAATGCGGAATCTGGCTGAAAGCCTGTAATGCAGCTTTATACACAGCATCCTCAGCATTCCAACCTAAATCTAAAAGCTGGTCAGCGTCCGTAATGGTCAATACATACGCCGGAGCAGCGTGCTCATGTGCAGATACAATCATAAGTGTATTAAAGCCATTGGACGAAATACCTGTGGTGTTTAAAGCAATCTGCACATTGACTAATCTGTCGATATTTGCCATATTTTCATCTCCTTAATTTTCTAATTCTCCCATGATTTCAACTTTTACAATGGTATCGCCGTCAGCAGGATGTTCGTTGTTATCCTTGCCGTTATTCGTAGTGCCGTTTATTTCTAATTTGTTGAACCATTCTGCCCCCTGATTAAGCAGCTCACGGCAGTACGAAACAGTCAAATCAACCGATGCTCGTTCCTGCCACGTTCTGCCATCCAATAAGGTTGTAATGTCTTGCACTTGCTCGACACTGTTTATAGCCACATTTGCAGAATCATACAGATTAATCATATCAGGCATTTCAAGGTAAAGTTTAAGCTTCGACAGAAGTTCAACAGCACCATCGCCAAGAGCTTGTATGTTTAACGTAGCTTCAATGATACCTGCATTGCTGTACTGTTCTGTTTCAGATAAAAAAACAACTTCGTTACCTATACTGCGTTCAGACAGAAGGTCAACGACAATGTTTAATTCACTTATAGCCGGAGGTTTCATTTTTGCTCTGCGAATCGGAATCGGATAATATATTTTTTGTAATACTGAAATAAAAAAATTCAGTACGTCAGTGCGAGTATTAGCTTCTTTCAAAATTCGCTCACCTCTACTGCATAGGCACGGTAATGGTTGATAACATCACTTCGAAAAATATCACTGGCAACTACTTCAAAAAGCTTTCCACGCCATTTAAAGCGGTCAGCCATTGTGTTTGTTCGTTGGTCATCAACATAAAGTTCCTTGTCGGTATATACTTTTACCGCTCTAGCAGTCCTGCTACCTTCAGGAAGTAACATCATTTCATTAGCTTTAAGCGGCTGCACACTGGCTAACACTTTAAATTCTTGTGGTGTAGGATACATATAGGTTCCGTTGGCAAGCAGTTCAGGACTGCCATTGTAACGCAGGACAGTTATCAGTTTGCGAAAACTACTCATGATTACCACCTTTTCTTTCAATGACATAGCGAATTGATTGTCGCAGATGCCCGGTATCAATTAATGGTTTGGAGCTTTTTTTGCGCTTTATTGTAGCAGGAGAGTTCGGAACAAACGGTCCGTCGACAATTTTTCTTTGAACCATACCTTGCACAACATTGCCCAACTGATTAAGAGCAGCGTTTGTTCCTAGTCCAAATACAGCGCCATTGGCAACACGCTGAATCATTTTGTCAATCATAGGCAAATTTTCATCATACGCAGAACGCAGGAAAGAACGTTGGGGCATATCGCCCAGCCCAAATTCATGTATCGCTGCAATAACAGCCAACGGCTGGTCTGTGTTACGAATGCTTCCACCTTTCCCTCGCCGTACAGCTTTGTCTTTAGCTTGTACACCAACCTTAACCACAACGCCGTCAAGGTCTTTGTTTAGCGTTCGTATGATACGATTTAAACCTAAATCTTTATCCTCTACTCTACTCATAACGCATTATCCAATCTTGTTACTATCGGAACAACGCACATAGAGCGCAGACGTTTAAATTCAATGCCATAGTACGTCTTGTCCAACATATCGAAAGAAGCTGACTTGTCACCATATGAACGTTGCAAGTCACCTTCTTTTTCCGACGTTACAGAGCCTGTAATCCCAACATCAGATGAGCCGTTTTCTCCATACTGCGCAATAAGCTGACGCAGGACAACGTGATGCGCCATGAGATAAACAAATGCTGTTATATACATATTGCCAAAAACACTTTCTGACAGCATAGGCGAAACAAGATTAATGTAGACTTCTAATTCTTCATCAGTAAGAATCAGTTCGGGGCAGATAACAGAAAAAGCTTGCTTTATTTTATCTTTAGTTTCCGTTAACATTTTTCTTTGCCATGTTTACAAAAGCAAAAATAACGGAATAAATATCTTCTGCGGTTTCTGCGCCCTCTACATTAATATTGTATTTCTTAGCGAAAGCAGTCAAAGAACGCTTGCTAGATTCAGCGGAAAGTCCTGCAAGGTCTGCTGTCATATCATCAACATTTGCTTCTTTGGCATTGCCTTTCTCGACAGTAATCATTTGTTCTTTGATATAAGCTTTTACAATAAGATTTTCGCCCCATTCATCACCAACGATGCCACACTGATCAGGCATAATATATTTGCCGTCGATATTAATTACAGCTTTAGAGATGTTTTTAACTTTCATTCACTTTCCTCCTAAAAAAGAAAATGCCCTCTCATGCGAAAGGGCAGTATATGGTCAGATTAGATGCCAGAAGCTTTGTTCATGGACAGCGGATAGTAAATCAACACGCCAGCGGTACGAACCTCGCAAGGAACTTCAAATTCCAAGCCTTTTTGCTGAATAGTGTGCTGAGTAAACGGCAAAGGAACTTCCAGGGTCTGATGGTCTGCATCCTTAACGTATGCAATCATCATATCCAAGCCGCCTACACCTGCGCCAGCCAGCTCATTGGCTTTCAATACGGTTACATCCGGGTTATTGCGTTTAAACACGGACAGGATGGAATCAGCAACTACATCAGAGTAAGGAGTGGACGCGATGTAGTTGTATTGGTCTGGCGGCAGTACCAGAGTATTCGGGTTTTCTACGTCATTGGTCTGTTGGCTAACAGAATTGATAATGCCGTTCATATCACGCAGAATCTGAACAGCGGTTTTATCTTTGAATTTAGTAGAAGAACCGGAGCCGTCACCAGGAACAGTATAGTTGCCAATGTTCGGATTGTCCAGGATACCAACAACGCCATATTTAGCATCACCATGAAAAGCAATGCGGTTAATATATTCGTCGAGAGCACGGCGAACAGCAATAGCCTTGCGAGCGGTCAACGGTTTTCTTGCCATAGCAGCACGGCGCAAGTCCTGCATGGTATAGCCGTATGCTGCACCGCCAGCAATAACTTTAGCAATGTGTTCTTCGGCCAGCACATCTACACGGGTAAAGTCAGTTGCATAGTTGGCGATAGTCTTTGCCATGCCGACAGAACCCAAGGACTGATAGCTGATAGTGTCAGCGCCGGGGTCAACATCAGAGGACATGTCAAACAGTTTAAGCGCATTCAGATTAGCGAATTTCTGGTCATAGGTCTTTGCCTTTACAGCTTCGAGTTCTTTTGCGACAAAAATAGTATCGCCTGCGTCTTTGCGCAAGCCGTCGCAACGCTCAATAACATTCAGGTCTAATTCATCATAGTGCATTTGAGTCATTACTATTTCACCTCTTCTTTTCTAATCAGCCAATTTCGATAACTGCCAAGCCTGCTTTATCGCAGGAAGTAATAAATTTAGCACCGCAGCCAAGAGCTTCAATAGTTCCAGCAGCAACAGTATCTTTAACAAAAGTGCCGTCAGCAAGTTTCAGATGAGCTTCATCACCTGCGTTAACCGCACCTCCGGTGGTTACCCATACGCGACCTTTAGTTACAACAGGAACAGTGTAGTTCTGCGGATAATACTTCTTGCCAGCTTCAGGCGGCTCAATATGAGTATGCAGAGTTACGCCGATAACTTTCGCACCGTCGCCGGATGCGGACGGAGATTTCACTTGATGTTCTGCGTCAGTGCCGCGGATAACAGCGCAAGCAACACCAATACCGTCAGCTTCTTCAACAGCAAAGGAATCCACGGTGTGAGAGGACAAGTCATACAGCGCACCAGCAAAAGATTTTTCCATGGTTAATGCATAATTAGTAATTGCCATTGTATTCACCTCTTTCTTATTCTTCACCACGCATACGTGCAATCATGCGAGCACGTGCATCATTGGCAGAATCGTTTTTGTTTTCTTGCTGACCGCCGTTGCCTTTGACCTGTGCAGCTTGATGTTTTGCATTATCGTTGCGGAGCATCTCTTTAGCAGCGGAATATGCACCGTCAAGATAAGCATCAGATGCACCGTCAAGTTTAAATTTTTCGCCGAAAGCAGCTTTAACAATACAAGCTTTCAACTCAGCGTTGGTTAAGCCATCGGTTTTTTCAACCTTAGCAATTTTTGCGGTTTCTTCAAGCTTCGCACGTTCCTGCATATCAGCCTTTACAGCTTCAACAGCCTCTTTTACAGCTTTATCTTTTTCAGCGTCAGCAGCATCAACTTTAGCTTTCAAAGCATCACGCTCTGCGGTCATTGCATCAGCTTTAGCTTTTAAAGCGTCAGCATCAGCTTTAAGAGTGGTATTTTGTTCTTTTACAGTTTTAAGCTCAGTGTTAGCAGTATCAAGCTTTACACGAGCGTTTTCTTCTTTGCTTTGCAAAGAGTTGACGTAGTTGGCAATTTTCTCGTCAACTTCAAAATCAACAGAATCAATTTTAATTTTCATTTTCATTTCTACTCCTTCGATAATTTCGTCACCGTCAAGATTAAGCCGTGCTTTTGCTCCGGCACGTGCCCTATCAACAACGGCTAAATGATTGATACGGATGTTGCGTTGGATAGCATCATATTGCTGTCCGTCAGGTGTGGTGCCTGGAGTTTCTTCAACATCCACTCTGTAACCTAAAGACAAGCCACGCTTTTCACCGATGGCAGAGGGATTATGAATAACAATGTCACAGGCAATATTTGTTTCGTCCTTCGGATAGCCACTGGACAGAATTGTACCAATGGCTAAATCTTGTGCGGTATCACTGTTTACAATGCCGCTAGCAGGATGTCCTACCACAATAGGCTTGCCGACAAAACTTGCTTCACTGTCAGTATCAAACACTTCCTCCGGCGGTCTGTACTCTCGTCTAATAGTCCCGTCTGGCTGTTGGTAGATATAGATGCCAGTACGTGCCACAATAGGAGAATCACGCAAGAAGCCGTCAGCGTCAGTAACTGCACCGCTAACAAACATCCATGAATCAATGCGTTCATATCGTTGTACACTTCCCAAAAAATTCACCTCCTTATTTTGGGGTATATAAAAAGCATATGCGACAAATTGCATATGCCTTCTAACTTAATTCTTTACTTTTCTTTACATCCACCCTACCCATTGGAACTGCTGTTGTCATGTTCCATTGCTCCAGATCAATAACAGGTAATGCTACGCAACGACAGTTATAATCCATACACGGATGATATTTCGGAGAAGGATAAACCTTGATGCCGTTAATTTCACCAACCTTATCGCTGTTCCAATAGAAGTATTTCCCATCCATCTCAGCATGAGAAGGTCTGACACGTTCATCATGTGACGATGACCATTGATACACACTTATACCGCAATCAACCTGCCTGCGCATTGTTATAATGCCGTTCAGATTGCCTACCTCGTTCCTTGCGATAAATTTCGCCCGCTTGTCGGTAGTGTTAAGCAGTACCTTGATTTCTTCTTTAACTTCACTCATAGCAGTGCCACGCTGAACAGCATTGCTAACAATAATTTGCAGTTTTTCGATGTAGGTATTTACTATGCTATCCACAAGCCTGTTCTGCTGCGCTTTCCATTCCGCTTTTACTGTATCAAGTAAGGCTGAATCATTTAGAAACACATCAACGCTGACGGCTTCCGCAAAAGCACTGATAACATTAGCATCAACAACGCTGGACACGCCAGCAAGAATAAGCTCTAATTCTCTTATAGCATCCTCGATAGTCATGCTCTTTAAAAGCTCGACAAGTATCGCCTGAACGAAAGCATCTGTAACAGTGCTGTCATCGTCCTGGCGCAACGAATATGCCAGCATAGGTATATTGTTATTCGTGGCACTTTTTAAACGTCTTACAACGGCTCTGAGGACGCGATAATAATCACGCTCAAAATTCTTTGGATATTTCGGACGCTTCTTTACTTTAAGGTAGCGTATCGATTTCTTCTGTTTCTTCATCATCTAAATCCAGCTCACTTTCTGTAACTGGAATATCGCCACGCTCTTTGAGGTACTGGCGTGCTTGCGTTGCATCTAACAGTTGATTATCGACCAGGTCAAAAACAAGCTTAACAACGGCAGCTCTTACTTCTGCCTGTGTCTTGTCAACATTTGCTTGTTCCAGATCATTCAGCGGTTCGATTGCCTTAAACTTAATGCTCCACTTTTCAAGCTCTTTGCCGTTGGTAGGTCCTTCCTTTGCAAGCTGAATAAGTCTTACAAGATACTCTAACGCTGGTCGAATTTTCCTGCGTTGAATACGTCTGACGGTATCGTAGTAAATCTGCAAGTCGCTCTTGCCTGTGCTGTTCATGCCAGCCGGAGAACGCCCAAACAAAACAGTAAAAGGATACCCGGTAACAGCACATAAAGCCTGCTCAAACTCTTGAATAATATCAGTCAAGCCTGTGAGCGGAATGTTAAAAATGCCGTATTCATCTTCCTTGTCAACGGCTACACTGCCATTAATTCTGCGTGAGTAGTCTATCAGCTCTAAACGCCGAATAACAGCTTGCGTGCCGTCTTCTCTTGCCAGCAAATTGCTTAAACCTTCAAGCTTTAACAGCGACGTGCTAACCTTGTCCATTATGTCGATTGTTTTATTCATTGCAGTTTTTACACGGTTTAGCGCAGCCGGAACACCATCCATACATGATAAGCCAGCACCATTATTAGCAACACGCTCTATCTTCGGCAGCATTTCGCCGTCAAAAATAAGCAGTCTGCTTCTGTGCACTTTAAACTGATTTCCGTTTGGTGGCGAAATCATGTAAAACTCCGGCTTACCAAAGTTCGCATCTCGAATATCTGTATCAAGATAAATTGAGGTTGTGTCCGGGTAAATATCTCGCTTGTCAAAAATTTCTAATCCGTTAATCCTGCGTAAACGGTTGATATTAATAGGCTCGCTTAATTCCTGCCCATCGTCAGCAAGGATAAGAGCACAAGACATACCGAACAGTCTGTCCCAATATAAAGCTTCTGTAAGCTTTTCCTGAACAAACAGCGTTTCAAGTTCCTGCAAGATACAATCGTCAGAATCGCCTTCGATTTCTACAAAATTTTTCATAGCATCATCGGCAACAAGTGTAACAATCCTTCGCACGAGAGCATTTCTGTACATTGTAGCCAATGTTAAGTCTGTGAGCTTTCGCTCATTTAGCAGACCTTCATAATTGCGAGCTTTACGTGTAATGAAAGCATCTTTAAAGCCGCTATCTGCACGAATTGAATTATCTTTTCTTTTTACCATTATTCCTCCTAGCTCGTTAAGCCGTCCCAGCTGCGTGAATTCATGAGCTTGTTAAACGCATCACTTGACGCATCCACCATATCATCATGCTTGCTTTCCGGGAACGATTCAAGTTCTGACAGATACATATCATTCCATTCACCTTTAAGGATAAGGACGTTTCCTGCTTGCACCTGTGAAGCAAATGGAGTAGCACGAACCTCTTTGCTGCCTGTCGGCGATACAATCTCTACCGAATATCCTGCAAGCATTGATACAAGACTTTGAGCTTGCGCCTTGCCTGCCTGTCCTGGGTCTTGCGGTATGGTGATTTGTACAAATTTATATTTGCCCTGGTCTATCGCTGCCATGTTACGCAGAAGATTTCTAGCGTCATTCGCCTTTATTTGCTTGCGTTTTACATCAAGGACGATTACTCTGCTATCGTCAAGCAGTCCCATTAACACGCCTGCTGTTGCGTCGGGGTCTGGATTGAGCGGCGTGGGTTCTGTTGCCGCTAAGTCCCAGGAACGTGCATAAGCAACGATATTTTTGGGTACAGCATCAACAAAAGTGAAGTTTTCTGTTTTGAAGTACATGCCAGCAGCAGGACGGATTTTCCAGTTGCCATATAAAAGACGTTCTTTGTCAATCTCTGCCAAAGCTTTAAGGTTAGCCATATACGAAGGGTCTTTAGCCATTAAAACCTTATTGTCTGTCAGCTTAGACGCGATAAACGTTACCGACTTGCATTCTTCGACATTTACGCCGTATTCCTTTGCAAGTTCATGCGGATTGCTTCCCCAATAAATAGTGTCATTTAATACGCACATATATCGTACAACACCGCTGCGCTCATAGATTGGATAACCTGTTTCTTGATTAATCCACCAGGAAATAAAATCAGCTACCCAGCTATCGCTGTCAGGGTTGCACGTCGCTCTTACATAAGGGCGAATACCGCACGTTGAACGGTTACGAGAAAGCATATAAAGAAATTGGTGACGGCTAAAATGCGTTAGCTCATCAAAAGCAAGATAGCAAATTTCTGAGCCTTGCCATCCGCTTAAATCTTTATCACTCGCAAGATGTCCAAAGCGAATGTTGGCTCCAGATGGGGCAAACGTCCAATGATGCACAGGAGACATTTTTGACGATGCCCCTTGTACTCGAGAATATATTTTGTTCGACGCTTCCCACAATCCGCCGGGGGATGTTATCTGTGTATAATTTTTTCTCAATACCAATCCATTAAATCCAGCAATATCTTTGTGTCGCAAGCCCTCCATCAACAACGCATAAGTCTTACCGCCGCCAGCAGCTCCGCCATAAATAATAATATCAGCCGACGAACACATAAACATTGTCTGTGGTCCAGGCTGCGGACTTAAATATGCTGTTTCATAACTATCGCGACCATTATTGGGAATATAGATTTTTTGATAAATATCTATTGTATCGACACTTGTATCATCTGCAAGAGAAACTGTTCCTCCGTCAATTCCCGCAATCTGCGCAAGTGTACGAATTGCATTAACATCAGTTTCCGTTAATGCCTTGTTTAAAAGCTTAGCAATCATCAACGCTTGATAATTGCTATCCTGTTCATCAAGGCCAAAATTATGTAGAAATTGCTGTGCATCCTTACCTTTTACTTGCGCTTCAAGAATCGTTTTGGCTATCTGTTGAAGATTCTTTTTTGCCCTCTTGGCTTCACCAGATTTTATTCCTCCAATGCGGCCTCTTTCTCTTGCTTCTTCCTTGGTATGGACGGGCTGTAAATTGCTAACATTTCCTTTCGCTGGCATCTCATTCCCGTCCTTTCTAAAAATTATTTAATAGCAATCCAACCAGCAAAATTAAGGCACCGCCAGAAGCAATCAATCTGCCTAAATCCACATTCTTTTAACAAATTCTCATTCCATTTTGCAGTAATAGGTACCAGTACACCTTCAAGGCTTTTTCGTTTATCTGCAATCTGTTTTTGGCTATATGAGTTTTCCTTCTTCATATTGTAATACTCTTTCACAAAAATCTCGTCGATAGCAGATGTGTTTCCAAGCACCTTTTCAACCAAAATAAAGGCACAGCCAGGCATAAGGGAATCATATACAGATTGTACAATTTTATGCCTATATTCGATCGGCGTGAATTGAAGCGTTAATATACTGAGAACGAGTGAGTTTGAAAATCGAGGAATGCCATTCTTAATATCATAATTTCTAACATCAACAATTTGTGTTTTCTTCCAATCTTGAAAACGCTCTCGGCACTTCTTTAGCATAGGTTCACTTACATCAAGCAACTCATAATAGTTGTTTGTTCCATAATGTTTGATAAAAGGTTCAATAGCTTGCCCATCACTACAGCCAATATCACAAATGTGCGTATTTTTCTTAACATAGTTTCTACCAATAGAAAAAACAAGACTTCTCATGCTTTCGTATGCAGGAATGCTTCTTTTTAGCATGTCAGGAAAGTACTTCGCAACATCTTCATCAAATTCCCATTTTTTCCCAGCTACATCAACATTATCTTGCCTATTCAAAATTATTCCCTCCTTACTGTCGCTTTCCATAGTTCATTAATTTTACAAGGATTCAAACGATGCTTCATTGTTCTCAGTCCTTCAATCCCTCCATCTTCCTCAAAATTGAAGAATTCAAACCTATTCCCAAACATCAACACAAACTCACGTAGAGTTATCCTACATAAATCTTTTACTACATCTGTATGTTTAAATGTTGAAATGTCGCACGTATCAGCAGACAATTTATAACCAATAGCAACTGATGCAGGAAAAGCATCAATGAATGTGATTATTCCAAATAAACCAAGTGTATCGAAATTATCGAAAAGAATCTTATCAGTTTCATTTCCAACTGTATTATCCATTCCGGATTTTTCTCTGTGAAAAGACCATTTTTGAAATACTGTTTTTACAGCATCCATATTTGAGCTGTTGATTATTTCAGTTTTCAAAGTGTGATTCCTTGCTATATTATTAACAGCTTCGCGAAACTTTCTAAATTTTTTTCCTTGTAATTTAGCAAACTCATCTCCGCTATAAATGTATTCGCAAGTATCTTCACAAAGTTTAAAATCAAATACATTTGGAAATTCTTTTTCTAAAAATATTTTGTCATTAGAACGCACCTTTAAAAACGTTGGTTGCGAACAAGAAAGTAATGCTTTAATAAATTGTTTTTTTGACTCATTTTCCCCCATAGGGAACGCCCATACATCAATAGGATTTGTTCCTTCTTTGATTACATACATATTATCGGTAGTAAAAATATGTATATCTAAAAAATCTTTCCACAAATAACACGCATTAAATGAACCAGTATTAGTGTCAAGACCGTATCTGTTGCGTATTTCTTCTACAATTTTTTTATGTTCCATTGTGAGAGGAACTAGGTCAATATTCATGTTTTTATCCCTTTGCTAAATATCTAAACATTGCCAATGCATCTTTATATCCTTTTTGGATTGCTATCATGTTAAACATAGCCTTTTCATTTCCTGCTTTTTGAAATGCTTTCGGCTGACGATAGCTTTTGAATTTTGTATGATAATCGCCAAAAGCATGATACAAGAATGCTTTTGGTTTAGGTGTATTGCAAGCTTTTGTCGAAAATCCCAAAATAAATTTTTCTGCTTCGCCGCAAAAAATAGATAGAGATTTATGCCTTTTGCTGAAAATCACGTCAAATTCATTTTCTTTAGGCGTGAGTGTTCTTTGGTCAATCATTTTAGGGTTATCTTCACCAATTTTTGCGGCCATTATAGCAGTATTACGATTATAGCCTACAAGCGCATCTCCTGTCGAACCAGAAAAAACAACACCGCCTTGACATAAACGTTTGTCAAGATATTGTAACGCAAAAATTGTTTCAACCTTCACTTCTCTGACTTTGCCATAAATTTCTTTGCAAACACAGATTGCATCAAGAACATCATTTTTAATGGATTCCCATTTGCTAGGAATTTCAATAAATTCATGTTCAAAACCTATCTTTTGTTGCAATGATTCTACGGCTATTTTGTCCACACTAGGAAAATCTTTAAAGTAAAATGTATAAGCTTTAAAAGGAATTCCTGCTTCCAGTAAAGCATATAAGGCAGTTACACTATCCATGCCACCGCTTAATAACAAAATATTATTGCCTGTTTTATCAGCATTCTGCTTTGCATTATTGACTAATAATGCTCTGAGATTTTCACAGTCAATTTTTGTGTATTTGTTTTTCATAATCAATCAGCCGTTTCTTGTTATACATTGTTTCAGCAACAACAGCATCAGCAAAACCAATGCCAAATAAATAAACACACAATCTGGATTTTTCCACTTGTATGTCTTTGCATAGTTGCTTTAATTTGTATCTTTTTTTGTCAAAAGCAAATTCCTCGTCATAATATCGCTCTAGCTGCTCTACATAATCGGTAAAGCTATCGCATTCCTTCCGAAAAGATTCGTCAAGGACATACCCACTGTCAAGCGCGATGATGATTTTAGGCTTATATAAAATATCAGCACTAATCATGTCTTTGCCGTCACAGCCAGATGTACAGGAAACAATAACATCACATTCATTAAGCAGCTCACAGTTATGGTCGATTTCTGCTTTAGAAAATTTATCTTTGTTCTTCCCTCGATTATTTGCACTTCCATGAATAATACATCTTTTCAATCCGAAAATTGACTGAATAGCTCTTGCGTTATGTTGATTAATATTACCATTGCCAATAAACCCAACAGAAAGATTTTTACATGGCAATTTCAGCAATTTGCAAGCTTCCTCTATTGCGATACAAGTCATTAATCCACAACGAATTGGTGTAAAGTTATCATCATGATGCTCGTCAATCATTTTCCCAATAGCATCATACAAAAAAACATCTTCATACGTTTTAGATTCTTCATCATCAACAATGATATGTTTTTTTACTTTCAGGCCGTTTAATGTGGTTCCTTCCATATGTGTACCAGTAATCGTGGCAACACCATTGATTTTTCCTATAACAAAAACTTCCTTTATCGGCATATATTTTTGTTTTTCAGATTTCATAAGAACATAATGATATTGCTTTTTCAATTCTTTATATGCAAGCTTTTCATTTAACATGATCCAATATCTCCTTTTGAATTTCTTTCGCAATATACATCATCATTACAGGCGGCACCATTCTTCCAAGACGCTCCCATTGCTGCGGAAATGTTCCAGTTGTTTGAAAATCATCCGGTACGGATGTTATGCGTCGCAATTCGGCAATCGTAAATTTTCTATCTTCCAGCGGATGACAATTACCTCCCATTCCCACCTGACCATTAGTTTGACACACAGTTCCGCACGGTCTATACATGCTTTCGCGTCTTAATGAAAAATAACTTCCGTTCATTACAGATGAACCTTGCACTGGCTTCGGAGGATTCTTAGGTAGCATTCTCAGCACCCTACCAAATGAATATTTTTCAGCGTAATGTAAAAGTTCTTTTACTTCAGCTTCATCGTTAACAATATCACCTATTGCGTCTTTCAATGGTATAATGTGAGTTTTAGGTGTTGGATGCACCGGATGAACATTATATTTTTTAGCAATGTCATTTCGCACACCTACAAATATCACTCTTTCTCTGCTCTGCGGAACGCCTAAATATTTCGCGTTCAAAAGCTTCACTTTGACTTCATATCCACAATCTTTTAAGCCTTTCAAAATAAGCTTAAAATAACCTTTTGCAGACCCCTTAATTAATCCTGAAACATTCTCAGCAACAAAGGTTTTAGGTTGCAATCCTTTAATCAAACGGATATATTCAAAAAACAAATCATCAACACGTTGCTCTGAATCACTGTATTTTCTTACCTTTCCCCAGCCTTTTTCACGCTTACCAGAAGTAGAAAAAGCACAACATGGTGGTGAACCATCAAACAAATCAATTTCACCTTTAGGAATATTCGTTTCTTTGATGATTTGTTCAGCTGTCACAGTTCTTATGTCATGTGTATTGAGAAATGTGTTCGGATGGTTAAGTCGATATGTTTTCTGAGCTTCAGGAATAAACTCATTAGCCCATACAACATGATACCCTGCCATCTCATACCCAAGGCATGAACCGCCACCACCGCTAAACGTCGAAACAACATTATAGCCGTTCCACGGCAATGACCATATCTCTTTCATCGACGGCACTTTATACATAATTTATCACCACTCATAACCGCATTTTGGACATTTGTGTGTCGTTTCAATATCCTCATCAAATTCTTTAAAGTCTGAAGGTAATTCTTCATCTTCACCAAAAGCTTCTGGAATTTTATCAAAGCCAAAATTCTCCATATTGATTCCGTTGATTGCTTCTAACTCCTCAAAAAGTTTTCCTTCATCCCAAGTTGCAATTTCATTTGTTTTATTATCTGCCAGGCGATAAGCTCTTGCTTGCTCATCTGATAAGTTCCCGGCAACAATTACCGGAGCTTCAGTTAAACCTAGCTCCTGTGCTGCAAGATAGCGTGTATGACCAACAATAATAACATTATCCCTGTCAACTACGATAGGCTGATTAAAGCCAAACTCTTTGATAGAGTTAGCAACCTTTTCAACAGCTTCTTCGTTGTTTCTTGGGTTGTTTTCATACAGCGTAATGTCTGATAACGCCATTAATGTAATTTTGTTTCTTAAATCCATGATGTACCTCCATCTTTTTACAATAAAAAAGGACAGTGCTTTTTTTACACTGTCCAATAAAACTATAATAATTTTAGCAACTCTTCCGCTCGCTGACGGTCAGTTTTGACGATTTTTGCGAATTGCTTTATAAGCTCCCATTCATCATCGAACGCTCTAATATTGCGTCCCTTGCGTTCGCCAGCAGCAGTCTTTCCTTTCGGTCTGCCTGCTCCCTCACGAACACCGCCCCATTTTTTACTTTCCATGTTACCCCCTACTTATCCACCAATACAACATTACAATTCCACTAGCTAAGCCATGCGCCCACAATACCCATTCATGCAGGCTCATTTGAGGAAAATTTCTTACTGCTTCAACTACAATGCCAATAGTGAACAACCAAATTAGTATTTTCATTTTTGTTAAAACGTGGTAGAATATAGGCAGGAGGACGATTGCTCGTCCTACCTGCCGCCCTCTTATTTACGCTTTCTGGACTTGCGATTTACAGGGGGCTTCTTTTTTTGCTGCTTTTTCTTTAACTTCTCCTGTATTTGGAGAGCCGTTAATACGGAACTTAATATAAGTGAAACCGTTTCGGCAGCATCTTTTAAATTCTGATCCACGTTTTGTACCTCCTTTCTATACTTATATTATACTATGTTTTTGTTTATTTGTAAAGTGTTTTTTCAAAAATAATTATAAAAAGACGGTACTTTTTTGTACCGCCTTGCTTTTATTTTACTCTAAACTGTAACGCAGGAACTTTTAAACTATCTCCATAAGCATCGGTATATCTGCTGTTGATTTCAACAAATCCTTCAAGAACGCAACCTTCTTGCTGAAACAGCCAAGCAGTTCTAATTGCTTCAGTGTAGGTACCCGAAAAGGTGAATCTTTCAATTCCGTTTGCTTTCATGCAAGCCACTATTTCAGGTACTTGATGGTCCCAAACAATTTCGGAAAGGTTTAAGTTGAAATTACCGTGCTTCCTAGAGATTTGGTATTCACGCCAAATATGAACAGCAAATTCTCCCATATTTCCTATTTGTCCAAAGGTTTTATTATGAAGCTCTCTAGCTTCTTCCTTTTCTTCTTTATTTTTTGCTGCATCAAACGCAGCGATTGCTTGGAGTTCCTTTTGATAAGCTTCTTCAAAAATATTTTTCATTTTAACCGACTTCCTTTACTCTTTATTTAGCAGGTACTTTATCTTCCCTACACTTATATTATACTATATTATGCTATTTTTGTAAAGAGTTTTCTTTATAAAACATCGGTTATATTTTATGTATTTAAAAAGCCGTCTACATTTGTAGGCGGCTTTTTGAGTACACAACATATTTTTTAGGAGAAGGATTTATCATCCAACTGTTGCATCTTAATTATATCATTCCTTTAATTGCCTTGTAAATGACACCTTACTGACATGATTTTAAAAGGTGCTCTATTTGTATCCTGGCGAACTCTGCATCTTCGGCTGTGTAGACTTTTTCGCAGTAACCATTGCAGGAAGGCTTTGTTTGGTCTTTCTTGTAGCTAAAAATAACATCCTGGTATACAGCAAGCTGGCGCATCTGCTCATAAGCTCCAATGCTTATAACGTGCTCCCAAAACGCTCTTAAGCTATCCTCGCCTTTGCTGTAAGCATCTATATACTCATTTAGCAGTTCGTTTAAAGGCTTATCCATTTTTAGCTCTGCACTTTCTTATTTTAAGAGCATTGCTGGAAGGATTTTCGCCAAGATACACGCCTTTGGTGTACGGCAGATATGCCGAAACAGTGCTCTTGCTTACACGCAATTTTTCAGCTATGTTCTCCACGCTGTAACCTTGCTCATATAAATCATTGACCTGTATGGACATATCGCTTTCGTATACTCCGGCATCAATGAGAACCTTCCTTACTTTCTGCTCCGAAATGCGGAACAGCGCAGCTACTTTCTTAATACTGCCTTCGGCATTGTAAGACTTGATAATATCTTCCGGCTTCACAAAATCACTTCCTTTTGATTTGCTTATCATACATTAAAGAACGTATACGAGGTAGTATTCCTCGCCGTCTACAGTGACCAAACGTGCGTCCAGCTCTTCTCTAGCTGCTTCAGCAGTGAGCAGCTCGCCGTCTTCGTCGCGCAGGTCGTTGTCTTTGATATACTGTTCCAATTCGCTGGCTTTGATTGCTTCGCTGCCAGCTTTGATGTACTTTTCAGCTTCAGCCTTTGTGCAGTTGTCAGCCACAAAAGCTGCCACTGCGTCGCGATGGTCGCATTCAGCCTGCTCTTTGTAGGTCAGGCTGTCAGCTTCGAGGGTGGACTCCTCAACCTCGTCGGTATACGGATAGTCAATCCAGTTATCTTTGATTTCGGCAATTGCTTCCTGCTCGGTTTCAGCTTTGATAAACTCTGTGCCTTCCAGCCAACCTTCTGCGTCTTTTACGATAATTTTAAACCATTGTTTCATTTTGCGTCCTCCTTATAACTCGTCCTCATTCCAGATTACCAGTCCTTGATACTTGACAGTTTTATTACCAAAAATTACAGCAGGTTTAAGCTGTCTTTCCGGAACCCTTACGCAAGCGTTGCCTTGGCTGCTGGTGCAAACATCGTCGCTTTTAAAGCCTTGGCACTCGAATGTAAATGCCCCGTTTTCGGCATTTACAACAATATCATCGTCAGCTCCGGTGTTGGCGATAACGCCGTAAACACGCTGCGCATTAGCGCCTTTGTGCTGACTGTAACCGTTTTCATTGCGCCACAGCGGGACAAGCACAGTTTCAACGGGGTTGAACCGTTCGGTATAATGCGGGATAAACCCCATAAATTTTTGCTTTCCGGTCGCTTCCAGCAGATAGCATTTTGTAAACCAAGCGCTGTTAGCTCCAACAGTGCCGTCTTCGTAGCATTCCACTCCTTTCCATGCGTTACGGTCTTCATCGTAACAGCAGGGGAAGAATGCGTACCTAGTGGAATAGGACGCATCGCCAATTACCTTAACAGCTCCAGCTACATTGTTGTTAACCTCTTTATACATGCCCATCACCCTTCTATTTCATCAGCTTTAAAACTTCCTGTAACTGTTCGGCTTCCCAGCCTTCGTCAATGCCTTGATCCAGGCGGTCAGCAATTTCATCGATAAAATGCTGACCAGCTTCTTTTTCAATTTTTTCGGTGGATTCGTGAAATGCCCAGCTGATGTCAATGCCACCAGAAGCATTGTCGCAGGATTCTTCCCAGCTGTTGCCGGTGGTGGTGTAATAAGCATACTCATTAAGGTTGCCCCAGGCTTTAGTTTCCTCGGAAAAATTTTTAGCAGATTCGATGTAGTCTTTCAGTAACATGATTCCTTCTCCTTTTAGTTAGATTTTTACAGCTTTCAGATACAACTTTCTTGGAGCTTTACCGCTGCAATCTACAATATACGGCACTGCGGTTTCACCTTTATGCTCGGTGAAGATTTCACTAGCTAAGGTGATTTTACCATTAGGCCATTCAACAGCCTTAGTTTCATCCTGCATTGTAACTTCCTTGAACCCTTCGGGAAGAATGATTTCAACTTCATCGTAGATTTCAGCAGGAACAACAGCGTAAGTACCGCTTTTCCATACTCCGCTATAGTTTAAAAACATCTTCATTTGCTCTCCCTCTTTCCGTAGCAGTACAAATTCCACGCTTGGTCATCTTGTTTCCACAAGTCTACCAACGCTTGACGTTCCGCGCGAATTTCTGCGTCGATTTTACGCTCATATTCGATTGGGTTAACGCCTTCAGGAATGTACTGCAAAGCTTCGCTGAAGGAAAACTCTTTAATATTGCCAACACCTTCACGATGAATGTCAGCAGCTTTCTGAGCACAGTCACCGCACAGGAAGTTGTGCGAGTTTACACCGAAGTAATGCTTGCCGCAATGCTGGCAAACCTTTTGGGTACCAGCTGCTTCTGCAATTAAGGAGCGAATTTTCGCAAACAGCTCCTTACGAGTCGTTTTCTTATTGAAGCGGAAAACTCTTTGTTCACCGCCAATTTTTACAACACACGCCTGACGATGTGTACGCCAGGTGAACTCGACTTGACCTATCTTCATGTTAAATGACTTCCTTTCTTGTAGGCTTTCTATCTTCCCTACAATTATATTATACCATATTCCTCTGCTTTTGTAAAGAGTTTTCTTTATAAAATGTTAGTTTTCTTCTAAATCTTCTCTAGTTACCTCATACTCAATACTGCCGTCACGCTTGCGCAAAACAACCTCAAAGTCACAGGCGGTTGCAAGCTCCAGCAGAAGCTTAAGTGATTTGCATTTTCTTACCTTGTAATTTAAGGACATTGGAGTAATGCCCATTTCTCTGGCTAACGCAGCCTGGGTTTTTCCTGTAGAAGCGATTAAGACTTTAATTTTGTTTTCAATCATCATAGTAGCACCACCTTAAGTATTTTTATCTCTTATCATTATACAGTGTTCTCTTTACATAATCAACATAAGCTTTTATAAAAATATTGCCTGCGAGATTTCCCGCAGGCTTTTTGTTAAGCTACTTCAACGATAGTTTGCAACCACGAATCACTTGACGCATCAATAAGCCATTTTTTATTATAGCCATTATAATGCCTGATCAGATAAAGCCTTGTCTTGTCGCTTTCGTTATTGTAAAGAGAGAAGTTAGGGAACTTCTTCCCTTCTGATTGCTCCAGCTTATAAAAGTGCTCGTAAATTTCTTCTGCTCTCCTAACAGCTTCCCAGTCTGGCGTAAACTCATCAGCATAGTTGTATCGCTTTTTTCTGTCATCAGAATGTACCCTGTATCCAGCGAGATTTGGCAGCACACATATATTATCAAATGACGCTCCTAAGCTGTTTACAAAAGCAAGAATCGAATCGAAGTCATAAGCAAAATGCGTGTTACGCATATCCGGCAATTTATGCTTATTGCAGTCATCATTCGGCTCTTCATCCGTGATGTAGAACAAGAAGTCTACGAAACCTACATATTGCAAGCCATCATAAACCTTCTTTCTTTCGCCAAGCATTTCACCGCAAACAATTTCAAGATAAACTCCCTTGCCGTTATCGAGGTGAAATGCTGTTCTAACACGGCAGTTGCCTATGGTGTTGATGCTGCGCTCTGCCTTTTCCCAGCCAGCACCTTCAAAATACAATGTTTTCACGTCAACCACTGCCTTTCTATTGCTCCTCGGTTGGAACTATTTCAAATTCTCCTATGTCAAACCATGTGTTAGTTCCGTCTACCAGAAATATTCTGCCGATTTTTTCAAGTTCCTTTATGCTGCATTCCATTGCGCTTTCTTTGTTGAAAACCTTATAACCTTGTCTTTTGAACATAAACGCTATTCCGTCAACTAAATCTTCCTTTGAACTATAATAGGTTATTTCGCCCCAGCTGCAATACAAGACATATCTTTCATCGTAGAACTCACCGTTAATATCATTCGTTTGATAAAGCTCGCAGCCAGGTTCTTCGGCAGCATAGTAAAGTTTTAAGCCTTTATCTTTTGCCAGTCTTACGAAAAAGTCCATTGCCGGAGTCCATTTGGTGTCTACGGTGAACCGCAAGAAATATTCTTCTTCGTTGGCTTTATTTACTTCTCCAACATCATCGAACCAACCTTCATAATTACTACCAGGGTAAAGCTCATTGCCGTAGCTATAAACGCTGCCATAATTTTCATCCACAGAACGTTCAATATCATCTCGCAGCTTCTGCAGTATTTTTTTATCTCCAACCATTGTAATATCATTAAAACAAATATTGGCCATTTTACACCTCCGTGTTAACTTTGCAAATCGAACTGAGCTTGCCAGCTTTAGGATTATTCTTTTTGGGGCATTCATCAATGCGAGCTATTGGAGTGCGCCAGTTTGGCAAGCAGTTACAAATTCCGTATTGGTTCGTAAAGAATCTGTCAAAGCTTTCATGCGTTGAATGAGCGGACGAACAGTTTCGGCAGCCAAATCTTTCAATTTTAGGCTTTTCCTCTGTTATCCAAAGATTAACCAGCGCAGCAGTTTCCTTAAATTTATCAAAAGGTGTCATATTAGCATACCCCCTTTCTGATAATCATGTGTCGGAGTACTTCTTCGGTAATCTCCATTACTTTGTGAAGCTTAAGCACACATTTCTTGCTTGCATGAAACGTAACCAGGACATAAATACCGTTATCGTAGTCCTGAATCACGTAAGGCATCCTTCTTTCTCCCCAGCGTTCTGTCTTTTCAACTACACCACCACTAGAAGCTATTAAGTCATTGAACTTCAAGATAACATCCTCTACTATTTCTTGTTCCGGGCGAATAATGTACATAATTTCATAAGCATTCATTTTTCTTTCCTCCTTACATTTGTTCATCTTCTTGAAAACTGTAGTAGCTGCCGTCACCTATAATGATATGGTCTAAGCAAGGTATCCCTATTATTGCCCCGGCTTTAACAATGTTCCTGGTTAACTTTTTGTCATCATTACTAGGTACTGCAACGCCGGAAGGGTGGTTATGCGCTACAAAAATTGAAGCTGCATTTTTCATAATGGCAAACTTGAAAATCTCTCTAGAATGTACATAGCAGTTTGTCAGTGTTCCTTGCAGTATAGCTCTTGCCTCAATAATTCTGTTCTTACTGTCTGCAGCAATAACCCAGAATTCTTCATGATTCAGATACCGCAACTTCGGCATCATAAATTCAGCTAAATCTCGCGGATTACAGCAGTGTCTTTTTTCCTCAGCTTTTGTTTCGCTAAAAGCTCTTTTTCCTAACTCTACACCACACAAGAAAGCTTCTGCTTTCTGTTTGTCTAATCCATACGCTTTCAGCTCGTCGGTATCTTCCAGGCGATACAATTTCTGTGCCGTCAGTTCGGAAACCTTATAAGCTTCTTGCCCCAGCAACGCTTCGCATAACTCTTTGTAACTTTTATCTGCTACTTTACACATAACTTTCACTCCAATCTTTTTTCCAGCGCACACCTTTCGGTGTACGCTGGTTCTTTTATTTATGCCTGTTTGTAGGGATAGCAGCTTGCTGGCATCAGAAGCTTTTCACGCAGTGCGTCGATTCTCTTTTGGCGACGTTTTGTATTTGCCATGATTTCATGGAATTCATCTCCGGCAAGAGGAAGCGTTTCCAGCATAAGCACATATTTTATAATTTGTCTTGTTCTCACATTAATCACATCCAATCTTCACAATTCTTAAGATATTCTTTCTTTGCTTCAAGTAAAGCCTTTTTCATAACCGGGTCAGAGTTAACTTGCTCATAAGTCAAAAGCAGAGCATCCAGCGTATCGTCAAGCTCATAAGTTATACCAAACTCACGGTTAGCAAGTTCGTAACGGAAGACTGATTTCAAGAAGTCGAAATCTTTCATGTGCTCCTTCTTTTCGATGTTCAGGCGTTTTACTAAATCATTATGAGCCTTAGCCTGGGCACGAAGGATATATCCTCCGAAGCCGATTTGATAAACCTTGTCGGTATCATTAGAAGCTAACCCAAATCTTTTCATGCCTTCGTTGAACTGTTCTTCAGTAAAAGCAAAGAACATTTTATCTTTGGTAAAGCTTTCGTATTCCTTTTGCTGTTCGTTGATTAAGGTTGAGTAATCTTTGTATTTCAACATTATGTATCCCTCCTAAAAAGTCATAAATTTCATCATTGGTTTTTGGACCTTAAATTCCATATCTCCGATATGGTTATTGATTCTTGTCAAGCATTTTACGATAGCGTTCGCTTCACCCTCGCTGAACGGCATGCAGTCGCCTTCCTCGTTTGTGTAGCACAGCAACACGTTACCGCACAAGCACTGATCATGTAATCTGCCGTAACCATAAATAGCACTCGCTAATTCATTGGCTACAGGCTTTTCGTTCTTCAGAAGAAATTCTTCATCGAACACCAAGGTGACTGCCGGGATGATTCCAAGCTCGCCGTCAAATTCTACTAACTGAAGCGGCATATCCTTAATATCGACCAACTCGCATTCGCAAAGCTTGTACATAGATTCCAGGGAAATGGTTGGGAATACCTCCATCATTGGTACTTTCTCCACAGAGTTTGTTTTGCCATTGGCATCAACCACAGTTTTAAGTAAGATTGCATAGTTCATAAAATCGACTTCCTTTCTAAAGCTATTGGCAAGGACTTTGAACCTTCTGCCCGGTAGCTTTACAGGAGCTTAAGCTCCTGTCATCAGCTTTTAAAGCTCTATACCTCTTTCCGCTGCAATTTCTTCCAGCTCTTCAAAGTGCTCATTCAAGCATTGATGATGCCATGGGTCGCGCGAGCTGTTGTAAATCTTAATCAGCCTAGCGTTTTCCTGCTTTAATTCTTCGTTAGTCATGTCTTTAGGTTCTTTCATTGGTTCTTCCTCCTTAAATTTCAATTTCACCTTCGATAAAGTTACGATAAATCTCTTCAGCCATGTAGTAAGCGTCACGAGCTTTTTCGTATTCATCCTCAGTATCTCCGATAATATCAGATATAGTCATATCATCACCAATCTTTGCTGTTTGGTGATTTTCAAGCCATTCATTAGCATTATCTTGCGCTTTTTCAAACTCGAATTTTTTGTCCATCCAAGCATCATAAGCTTTGCATTTAGCCTCTCTAAGTGTTTCAATGATGTAGGTTAACTGTTTGTAGTTTAATTTCATGTTGTTCTACTCCTTTCTATTGTTCAATCATGATAACATCGTAGCGGCAATATTTATATTCCACTGTATCTTTACCCCAGGTAAAGGTTCTTCTGAGCTGAAATTCTCTTCCGTTATAGCCGATGCTGAACAAAAGATAATCAACTGTATATCCATTGCTTGCGCTTTCAAGCAGAACAATCTGCTTCATCGCCGGAGCAAAGCCGAAGTATTTTTCCAGGCATTTGCAGGCAAGCTTTTTCATTTCTTGCTTTTCTTGATAAGTCATTTTTAAGTCCTCCTTAAAGTTTAAGCTTTAGGCACAGGGTTTGAACTGTCTGCCTGCCAGCTTTACAAGGGCTATTGCCCTTGTCATCAGCTTTTATTTAGCTTCTTCGATTGCTTGCAGCATATTTGCAAGCTTTTCAACCTCATTCCATTTTCGTTGCGCTTTATTTCTAGCAACGCTGCTTTTAGGGAATTTTTCTTCAATTTTTTTAAGGTCGAACCAATCTAGCAGTGCTTCTCTTAATGCTAATGTTATTTTTTCTTGTGTCATTGTTTAATTCTCCTTTCTTAATTCTTCACGAAATTTTACCAAGCATTCGAAATATCCCATGTTGTTTTCATGAGCATAAGCTCTTAAGTTTTCATCAAGGGCAACCAGTTCAAGCATTTCTTCCTTACTTGCAGTTTTCTTGTTAGCTTTTGCTTCAATATCTTGAATTCTTTTAACTACGTTGACCATTTTATTTTCCATTTTCCAACTTCCTTTCTTGTGGGCTTTCTTATTTTCCCTACACTTATATTATACTATAAAACTCACCTTTTGTAAAGAGTTTTCTTTATAAAAGGTGAGTTTTTCTTATTATTTTTTGATATTCTTTTCTTCAGCAAGGCGAGCTGCCCTTCTGCGCTTTTTATCTTCCAGCAGGTTCACGCCGTCCACGCCAAACAGTAAAGCTGTTAGCTGCTCAACGGCATCGTTGGTGTCACGCCATATCTGCCTTTCGCTCACTGACCATTTTTGCGCAAGACTTGCTACCATATCGGTAACATACGCTTCCGGCGGACAAGGTTTAAGGAACAGCACGTCAAGCACATCTGCCCGGCGCAAATCTTCCTGCTTGCCGCTGTTATACCTGGTCTGCTTGTAAAGTGCTATCATATCGTCCATGTAGTTTATCAGCACTTTTGTTCGCATGGTTGAGCTTATAATGCTTTCAAGTTTTAGCTCATTAGCTCCCATGCTTTTCAGGTTTTGGAACGAATCAAGAATCTCGATAGCAGAAATCTGCTCATCGTCGATATTGACAATCTCGCTAGTCTTTAACGCAGCGTGTTCCTGAAGGCTTCTGTAATTCTTTAGCAGCAAGCGCACATTATACAGCCGCTTGTCGAAATCCCTTCGCTGTGCTTCTTTGCTGTACAAATCATCACACAGCTTTTTAGAGGTTTTCTTGGCGGTCTGCTCTGCCACACGTTCGATAAGTTCTTCGAAATACGCCAGCGGAACGGTTATTGTGCTTTGATTTTCATTTACAGTCATGTCTTCCATGCGCTTACTCCCTTCTGTTATTTAAGTTCTTCAATAAGGCGGTCAAGATACCACCTTGCTTTTAGGCAGTCTTCTGCGCCGTTCTTTTCTTCGTAACGCCATAAATATTTGATAATGTTGGCAACGCAGACAGCTTCAATTCCTGTTTTGCCCACGGTAGCAGCCTTTAGGGCATCTATACACTCAATACCGCCTTTGGTGTAGTGTTTCGGATGATTTACGTTATCCTCAGGAAGCGGCATCGTAAAGCTATCTTTTGAAGTCTTCGGTGCTTCTTTGACAATAACGTATTTATCATCTTTTAATCCGATAAAACTAAATGGAGATTTAAACGCATTCATTATTTATGCTCCTTTATCCATTTTTCGTGTCTGGCAACTGCTCCAGCTGTAGGTGAAAGCGTTTCAAGATACATGGCTTTCAGTATTTTACACTGCTGGATTTTCCATTCGCTAAAAGCATTACAAGTAGCGTGGCAGCCTATTTTTCTTTCTGTGCATCCTCTGCATGGTGTTTTCATGTAGCACCTCTAAAATAATTCTTGTTGGTTGCTTATATCATTCGGTGTTTTAGTGGTAATGTCGGGATATGATCCTGCAAGCTTTTTCATCCGGTAATCGTAATACTTTCCGTCGGCAGCCATATAGTTTGCGTCAACTTCCTCAGGTGTCGGCATATAATACTGCGCTGGTAAAGGAATATCAGTGCACAGCTCTTCAAGTTTGCTCTTTCCGTAAATTATATGATTCCTTATTAAATTCATATTTTCGCCGTCAGGATAAAAAGGGTCTTGGCATCCATAGGACCGGATATGTTCCCACCGCAAAAAACTGTCTATAAGCATTGCTGTTTCTTCTTTGATTTGTTCTTCAATGCTTTTTTCTTTTTTCGGCATTTTACACACTCCCTACATTTCTTCTACTTCCGGGTCGTACAGCTCAAGAAATTCTGAAAAATCTCCCTCAGTAGCTATCTTTATAGCTTCTTCAGGCGAAGTAGCTAACACTCTGTCGTGAAAATCAACCTCGCCCGAAATCAAACTGCGCCAGCTAATAAGATAAATCTTAGCGTCCTGTTGAGCCATAACCGCCACCACGAACAGCACTTGCTTCATCGTCCGAGGTTACGCAGTAACGGACGAAGATTCCCTGTGCACAGCGTTCACCTTCTCTGATGATGATAGTTTCGCTGCCGTTGTTTCTGAATTTAACACCTATATTGCCGTCATTGTCCTGGTTGTTAGCATAATCGCTATCAATAATGCCTACGCTGTTAACCAGCGACAAATTGAATTTAACTGCAAGACTGCTGCGGATGAACAGCATCAGAACCATATCGCCAGGCATAATAGCTTTGATGTTTAGCGGAATAAGTACGCTTTCACCGCCAGCTGGAATAAAAATATCGGTCGGGGCATAAAAATCATAGCCAGCAGAAAACTGTGTGCTACGTTGCGGAAGCTTCGTGTTCGCTGGTGCGTCAATCGTCGGTAAAAATTTAATCATCTTAAAAACCTCCTAAAATATCTCTCCAGATTATAACCAGGATTCCAATCGTGCCAAAGATTGCAAAAACATCCATGCAAATCATAGCAACAAGATTTAAATATTTCACTTTACCACTCCCTGTTTAACATCCATAAAGCTACACACATAACAGCCACGTCAAGCAGTGTGCAGCTAACAATATCAATCAAGCATATTTCCATTGGTTGTACCTTTGGCAATCTCTGCTAATTTGGCTCTTTGCTCTTTTATTGCATCCAATATCGGACGCTGAAATTCGCAGTCATAATCAAGTCCGACTCTGCCGTTATCATCTCTGTGCATCTCCATCAACTCAAAGTTCCATTCAAGGTCGCGTTCCATCTGTTCCAGCATCCAATCTGGCAACCACCAAAGATTAGTCACCAGTTCGCTTTGGATAGCTGCCAAGCTCTGCGTAGGGAGTCTGTGCACGGCATACCGAAACGCAAACAGCAAGACGTTTAGTTTTTCATTGTTCATTTCTCTTCCTCCTTAAATATTCATCGGGTCGCAATGGGCACATTCCATTTCGTCACCACCGCCCCTGCCAGCTTGCAATATCACGTTACCAATCTCTAACATGCGTTTTATGCGCCACTCTAAATCATGGCTCATACTCCACGCCTAACTCTTTAGCCACGGCAGGCAAAGCAGCTTGCGCTTCTTTCTCTGAGCGGTATACCCAGCCTTTGTCTAATAAAGCGTAATGGTTAGGGGTTTGGCCCCACCAAGCTATACGGACAACCCATTTGTTTGATATAGATGCAAAAGTATAAAAAGTGTCGCCTTTCTTCGGCTTCCACGGCAGCTTGGTTATTTCAAGCTTGCCGATTACCAATGCTACTAATGCATTGGCAGCAGATACGTACGTCCTATTGTCAGGGGTAGCACTTAATCCGTCGAGGTTGAATTTATAAGTCAATCCGTCAAAGTTCTTAATTTGAAATTCCTCACCCAACTCCACGCCCAGCATTCGGGCGATTTCGGGAATTAAATTTTTAGCCATGTTATCACTCCTTTTCTTTATTGATTCTTTTGGCAAGTTCATTTGCAGCGTTTACAGCTTCCCCATAGGTATCATAAACGCCATATTTATAGGGTTCTTCGCTGTTTGTCATAAACACGCTAACCTCATTTTTGCCTATAATACATATAGATTCAATTTGTTGTGTATTTATCCATTGTTGTTGACCAAGCTTAATAAACATTACTTTCCCTCCATAGCTTTACTTGCTTTTAAAATTTTCTCAATCAGCTACTCTCCCTCCATTTTTGCCAACTTTGCCATTTTCTCAAAAAACTCAATAGCAGCCGTGTATTGAGTGTAATATTTTTTATGAGGCATTTTGCCTTCTTTGCCATACACACTTTCTACACGTTTTTTAAACTCTTCTAACGTGCCACCTTTATAATTGTTCCAGCAGCCACAAACAACATTATCATCTTCCACGCAATAGGTGGTAGTCGCGTTCCTCCTACCTATGCGGACAATTTGATAATATGTTTTGCCGAGGTCTGCTCCGCTGAGGTTTGCTCCGTTGAGGTCTGCTCCGCTGAGGTCTGCTCCGCTGAGGTCTGCTTCGCAGAGGTTTGCTCCGTTGAGGTCTGCTCCGCTGAGGTCTGCTCCGCTGAGGTCTGCTCCGCTGAGGTTTGCTCCGTTGAGGTCTGCTCCGCAGAGGTTTGCGTTGCGGAGGTTTGCTCTTTCCCCATCATTCTCACATCTCAGCCATTTGCCATGGCTCGCAATAATTTCCTTTAATTTCTCTTGCGTAATTTTCATTATTTCCACCCCTTAATTTTACGACCGCACCAGCAGCAGTACCACTGCCCAATATCTTTGATTTCGTTGCCACACTTTTCACAACGGTAAATCGGCGATATGCCTTCGTAGTGGCCCGTGTATGTCATAGTCGTTGTACGGTCAAGCTCATGCTTTAAAGCTGTTAACGTAACCTTTTGCTTTTTCATTTGAGAGATAATACATTCGTCTTCTTCATCCGAAAAGCAGCCAATTTGACGTGCAAATTTCGAATGCGAGATTTCAATTTTAGTTTCCTTAATCTGTTCACGTAACATCTTTTCACGTTGCGGCAGGCTATCCCACCATTGGTTACGTTCTGGAGTCATTACTCTTCCTCCTTTAGTCAATTTCTTCAGCTTCGGTATATTCAACGTCCTCGTCACAGTTAATGCTAACCGTAGCAGAATCGGTGTCACACACGCCAATTATCTTATCAGTGCCACCATTGCCAACCAAAGCCATCACCGAAGAACATTCATCGTAAGCTCTTTCAATAGCATCTTTCATGTCTTCCGCTTCAAGCTCTACGCACACGAATGCTGTTACCTTTCCGTAAACCGCATATTTTTTCATTTACACTTCCTCCTCATATTTTTGCCAGCCTACAACGTCCTGCTCATCACCGATACGCTTAATGGTTCTGCCCAGGATTTTACACATTTTCTTCAACCACTCTACGCTATGTCCTTCAAGCACCTTGTCCATTTCTTCGTCGGACAAATCGCTAAAGCAGATGCTTTCCCAATGTTTACCGCGTTTAACGCGGAAATATACGCCGTCTAGTTCTCTTTTTGTTGTCATTTTTCATCCTCCCTGCCAAAACTTCACACTTTCTTAACTCGCTACGCATCAGCTCACGTGCCTTACGCAAGCAGTAACGATAATATTTCAGCTTCTGCTGTCTACGCTTTACCACATCCATATTAACCACCCAATCGCAGCACCTAGTAGAGCGCCAAGCATAGCAGGCATGCCGATGATTAGTATAACCGTGATCATGTCGATGATTGCATTTAGCAATTTACTCATTTACATTACCTCTTTTTGCCGTCTACAGAAAACGTTGCTTTAAGGAAAAATCAGCCATTACTTTCACCTCTATTCGGATTCTGCTTCCAGCCGCCTACAGGACGATACAGATGCAAAACATCATATATCCCGCCTACGCCGTGCAGATATTCGCTTTCTTTTGGGTGAATCTGATGAACTTCTTCTTCCGGTAGCCAGAACACGTCTTTAACCTGGCACATAACCTCCCATGAAGGTGTTTTATTCGTCGTGCCGCAAAATTTTACGCTCACGTGCTCCCATTGGTTGCCGTCCTGATCAGGTTCAACGCCTACAACACACTGCAAGTTCTTTTTGATTCCCGGCAGATGCAGGAAGCCTATTAACACCAAGCCTTCAAAAGCAAAATCATTTTTCTTGTAGGCTTGAAACTTTTCATTTGCTAAAATCTCCTTAACACTTCTCATTTTAATCTCCTTGCTCCGCACAGTTGCGGATTATTACTGCACTGTTTACATTCCTTATCGCACTCCCAGCAGCATACGTTGCAAACCTCGCTTCTCACGCAGCCGGGAAACGGGAAAGGGCAGACATATTTGTTTTTCAGTTTTTTCGTGATTATCGGCTCTTCATCTTTTAAAAAATTCTCGGCAGGCTTCTGAGCTGTAGCCTTGCGTTTGTTGGTTGCCTGCCTTCTTATTTGCGCAAGGCTCATGATTTTGTGCTTGCACTCCTTGCCGCCGCAGCTCATTCCTTGTCGCCGTGCAAGATTAGATACATCTCTGTAACATTCAGTGCCACATTCGCAAAGGCATTTTGCAACCGAAACCTTCTTTTTAGGTCTAATACTGATAACGCCTGGAGGATAAATTTCAAGCACCGTCAGCATACCTATTTTCTGCCCTAGCAGATAGCTCCAATCCTTATTCTGCATTAAACCGACTTCCTTTCGCTTTACTTTAACCAAATCGTGCCATAGCACGATGAGCATCTAAACGCCCATTTTACAGCACCTTTTCTGTTTACAATTTTTGCGCCGTAGACAAGCTTTATTTTTTCCTGCTTGCAATGAGGGCAGCACTGCTTGCCTTCGGCTGTTGTTCCAAGTAGATATTTCACTGTTGCTCCTCCGTTACAGCCAGGAATTTTAAAACTCTGCCTGTATTACTGATTCTGTATTCTTCCAGGTCATCACGCTTCAGGTACTGCCTTCCATATAGTGATTTCATGTTCTCCCATACAAGAAACGGCACATTGTAAAAATCTGTCAGATTAAACGATACCAGGATAAAGCACCTTGCTCCTAAAAAGTGATGAACCTTAAGGTATTCGAGCTGGTGCGGTTCAAGTCTGCTTCGCAGCATCTTGTCACCGTCGGTGTGCTTCGCTTCAAAGCACACCGCTAAACCACCTCTAAGCGTCCCCTTGTAGTCAACGCCGCTTTTCTTTGCATAGTTGGCAATAAATTGTCCATGCGCTCCATAAGGACGAATATAATGCACAGGCTCACTCTGTTTTTCAATCTTTGCAATGCCGTGTTCTTCGTAATACTTGCATCCTGCGTCAATCATCTTTTCAAAGAATGAACCGCTTGCCTTGCTCCGCTTGCCTACAAGGATACTTTTAAGCTGATTCATGTTTCTTGTACCCCTTGAATTTCATTCTGCTGAAAGCGTATCTAAGATAAGCTAAGTCCTGAAGCACATCAATGTATTCAATTTTATCAACATACACCTTACTTCTTCCCCACGTGCTAATCAGCTTCATGCTAGGATTGTAGGTCTGGTGATATATCGTTCTGTACAAAAAACAATATTCACTGCAAATCTTTTTGAAGTCATCTTTCTTTAATTCGATTTCAGTGAACGCCAGCTTACGCAAGCGGTTAACTTCATCTTTAATCTTCATGTTATACCTCACTTAAAACGGAATTTCCTCATTAAAAGGTACTGCGCTGCCAAAACCTTGGAAGTCCTGGCTTTCTTCTCCCGGTGTATGCTGAGATTCGCCGCCTTGCTCTCTACGCTCAATGAATTCAAAATGCTCTGCAATAACCTCGGTTACATATTTCTTTTGACCGTCTTTAGCGTCATAGCTGCGAATTTGCAATCTGCCTTCAACTAACACACGCTGTCCCTTACTAAGATAATTGCCACAGATTTCAGCCTGTTTACCCCAGATAACCACAGGAATAAAGTCCGCTTCACGCTGTTTGTCTTTGGAATAAGGTCTGTCCACAGCAAGCGTGAACTGAGCAACAACCTTGCTTGTAGAAGTGTATCTTACCTCCGGGTCTTTTGTCAGTCTTCCTAATAAAATAATTTTGTTCATGCTTTTTGTTCCTTTCTCTTTAACGGATTGTCCTGGCAGAAAATTTCGCCGCCTTCTTTTTTGATTTTTGCTTTGATTTCGGCAATAGCTTTATGCAGATAATAAACCTCACCGCTGTCATGATACATATTGATATAGAAATTTACTATTGTCGTAAAATATCTCTTATCTTTATCACGATTTGCACTTTCAGTGATTCTCGTAAGCTCTTTAGCGTCCATAATTCCCTCCTATAATCCTAATAATTTGTTGGTAGCAGCAAAGCCTTCTGCAACCTTCTTCCTGCGTCTGCTTGCGTGTGTAACCTCTACCGGGTGGCACATCTGCAAAATGCGGTCATAGATTCTTGTTTCCGTTATCGTCTGCGGCTTTTTAATTGCTTCAATCGGCAAATTTGTCGTGATGATTGTAGGCAATCCGCTCCGGCAACGGCTGTCGATGATCTGGAACACTAGCTCCTGAGCAAACTCCGTGCGCCGTTCTGCTCCTAAATCATCAAGCACTAACAACTCAAATTGATTAAATCCGTCAAGATATGCTTGCTTTTGTTCCGTGCCCCACAAGGTATTAAACACTCTGCCGAAATTAGTCATTAAGCACGCTACACCTTTATCAATCAGCGCATTGACAACGCACGCAGCGGCGAACGTCTTTCCGCTTCCGGAATTTCCGTAAAGCAGCAATCCTTTATGCATCCTGCGAAAATCATCGTAGTGCTCAACGAAATTCTTCATTGCTCGCATCGTCCGCTCGTCTGCGCCGTCATCATAGCTGAAAGTCTGCGATTGAAGCTCACGCTCCGGGAAGCCAGCTTTTCTAAGCTCCTGCACCCTGGCAAGCCGCTTTTCCTGTTCCTCACGTTCACGCTCTGCCTGAAGCTCTTCCGCTCTGCACTTGCAGATACAAGTTACAGTTCGTTCAACGCCAAACAAGAAACCTCTGCATTGCTTCGGCGTATGGCATTTACCACACATAAGCAATCCGTTTTCGTAATAATCATTTGCGTTTTGCTTATTAAGCTGTGAAGCATTTTTAGCAATGTGATTTACAGCAAGCGTAATTGAATTCTGAACATCATTCGCATCCATGCTATCACCTCACTAAAAATATTTGTCCAGGTCTGTTTGATCGTCCGGCGGTTTAAAACTATCCGGCGGCTTTTTCGGTTTTTGATTGTCACCGCTCGCAAGGTTTCTTGCAACTCCCTCACAATAGGCTATTGACTTCTTGCCTTGCTGCGCTGTTATCGTAACCGCCTGCATAGCTATCAGCTCGCCGTGCTCCTTAGCAATAGCCTGTAACCGCTCTGCAATGTATGGCGTTATCGGCGTAACATTTTGATTCCAAAAGCCAACAGGATTATTATCGCTCGTAACATTTTCGTAACTGTTACACGTAACGGCAGCATTTTTATCGTAACAACCACTACTAAAGTTATTGTTGTTACTCTTACTCTTATTCTCTTTCTTATTCTTACTCTTATTCTTATCCGTAACATCTACGTTTGTTACATCATTGTTACGTGTAACATCTTGACTTGTTACGCTTTTGTTACACGTAACATCTTCGTAACATTCCGTAACATCTACGTTTGTTACATCATTGTTACAAGTCTTGGATTGTTTCTCACGCTGTCTTTTAGCTCTCATTGCTTCCTTGCAGCGTTCACGCTCCTTAAGCTTTGAAAGCTCTTCGGCATTCTGATACTCACTCCAGCCTACAATATAGATATAGCCGTTATCCTCTATATCAATCATGTTATACTGCCGAAATACTTCTAAAGCAGTTTCCGCAATTTTAGGCTTAAAACCACCAACAGCAGCTAAGGTTTTTGGTGTATACGCTACACCTTCGGTAGCGTATACATAACCACCATCGTTTTTTTTACGAGCTAAAGCTAACAGGAAGAACCACATTAATGCTAGGCTATCACCAATCTTCGTATCAGCACGAAGTATCTTAATTTTTTCACTGTCGAACACATCGGCGCTAACCTTGAACCAGCTCTCCATGTCGCCCTCCTACAATAACTTCTTCCATAATGGTTGCCGTCTAAGTACCCTCACATACTTCATAAGTGCTTTCTTTCTCATAGGTAATCTCTCCCAATTTTCTCTATCCACTCGTCCCGGCTATGTTTATCTTCATAGCAGGTTTGAGCAAATCGCCTTAACCGCAAGTCTGTTTCCCTGTCCAAATGAGGTCCGAGTTTTCCTTTGTGATGTTCGTAGCATAGCCAGATTGTTAAACCCAGCTTGTCCGAAATCTTTCTCCCGGTTGCTTCGAATATCACATGATGGCGCTCCAGGTTGCGAGTAGTGCCACACATAAAGCACTCCTTTTCGCTTTGCAATATGCTTTTCTTACTCATTTTTTTTCACTTTCTGGCGTCTTGAACACCGCATTATCAGAAACAACATTAAGAGGCTTAACATTGGCAGCTTCTTCAATTTCTGCTGCGCTAAAATCTTCTTGCTGTTCTTTCATCTCGGGGATTTCTGCCTGTGCTGCTTCTATCAGCTCTAAGCGTTCCCTTATTGCGTTATGCGCTAAACTATAATTTGGAGCTTGAAGCAGTTGCTCTAGCTGAACGTATGTCAGTTCTACAATATCTGTCATACCATTACGAGTACGCACATACGCTTTTCCATATTCAAGCTTAACGAATTTATTTTCCGTGATTTCTACACCACTATCACACCATTGACGAATCTTTTTGCCGATCTGCGGAGTAATTACTTCACACCAATCAACAAATAATCCGGTTCTGTCTTTTGTAGCAGCGGCCATATGACGCTCAACACTAATGTCAAACATTACTGTAAATTCATATTCTAAGCCGTCTCGCTGAATAGGAGCTAATCCCATTTTTATCGGCATTTTTTTGCCTTTTTCATTCTCTACAATCTCATATGCCTGCTTGCTTCTCATGCAAACAATTACGTCCATTTTTGCTTGGAGAATTGCGTCAACAAGCTTATTTTGCTTCGGAGTAGCGTCCTTCCATGCAGTAAAGCTATTACCGCTTCTTGTTGTCGCCGCTTTCTTATCAACAAAATCAAGAACGCCGCCTTCACCTGCCCACGCATGAGATAAACTGTCAATAATCAACACGTTATATTCTGCTTGCTCTGCCTCATGGATGTAATCAATGTACTTTTCCGGTGTAAAGGGTGCTGACATCGGAGCTACATCGTATTCGCACAGATTACTGTACAGCTCACCGCTGCCGTTTTCCGTATCTATCATTGCAATCTTATCACCTAATCCTTGCGCCAACTGCAATGCGCTGTAGGTTTTACCGCTGCCACTAACACCGGTAATAGCAATTTTCAAAAACGCTTTTTTGCGTTCAGCCTTTTTAAACAGTCCCATAATTCACTACTCCTTATTTGCCCGGTCAATTTTGTACGCTTCTTCGTACTCTTTGATGCTATTCAGAATTCTTTCGCAGTTTGATTTCATAAGCATTGCGGCTTTGTGAAATTCCTCATCGTTTTTGCCAAGCCCGGCAAAATCGGTAAAGTTAGCTGTCTCAACGTCAAAACATAAGCCGTATCTTGCGTCAGTCAATGCGTTCATACAACTTCACCTTCCTTAACCAGCTCTTCAAGTCTGCTATGAAGCTTAAGAGTTGTTTCAGCATCCCAGTGACAGCATTCACGATAACTGCCAACTTTAGGATATGTTTGCATATTTACCGACAAGCTGTTAACGTTATAGCTTAATACATCACCTTCACGCACAGCCTGTTTTTCCTGGTGGTATCCGTAATGTTGATACTTACATTTGCCATCCCTGGTACAGTGTGAGCAAGTCTTAAAGTCTTTCAACCAGCTCTCTTTCGTCTGCTTGTGATCACCATGCTTCCTTTTTCTAAAAGCTTCAAATCCTTCCATGCTAAGTCCGCTGCGAGCTAACACGGCGTTGACCTGTTCATTAGTTACCATATACATCCTCCTTTTGAATTCCGAAACCAAGCTTTAAATCAGCATAGGCTTTAACTACTCTGCCTTGTGCAGTTGTATAGCCTTTTTGCTGAAGCTCTTTGTTCCATTCCCTTATAAGCGAGTAGCCTTTTCCAACGCCTACGCCTAAAAGGTTGGCAATGTCTTTAGCTGTGTAGAATCTGCTTTCCATGTTTGACAACCTCTTTTCCGTATGCTATACTATATATGACCTATTTTTTAAACCGATTTCCTTTCGACTTTATTTATAGGTTAAAGGCTCTCTATTAGCGTGGGGGGTCTTTTCTTTTTGTTCTTCTTCAATACCAATCAACACAAGCAAAGCCTGTGCACCTTCCCGGCATTCTTTTAAAAGACTGTCGCCGAGGTGCTTTTTTTGTACTGTTTTCGCTACCATTTGCGGAAACAATTCAACCACTTCACCGACTTCTTTTTGCGCTCTCAACATATTTACCGCTAAATCGTCAGCCGGGGGAATAAGTCCAAAAACGTCGCAGAACACAATGTTCTTTTGCAGGTGCTGTACACGTAACCACGGTGTACGATAGAGTTTTGACATTGCTAGTGCAATAACATCAGGGCATTGCCGCCAGTCAATCTCATAGTCTTTCAAGCAGCTAGGAGAAATCCCTAGTTTTTCTGCCGCCTTAATGCGGTTCAAACCTGCATATTCTCTAGCTGTTTTGTAGATATTAGTTTGAGTTTCAGACATCTTAAAAAACTCCTTTATGGTATAATGCAAGTATGGCAGTTAACCAATCGTTATAAATCTGCCATCATTGATTCTTCACTGTGTAGTAATTAACAGTGACCACATCTCCAGGCTGGAGATAACGGCGGTTGGCGGTCAGGTGCTGGTTGTCTTTGCTCACGTTATACCAAAATTCATCAAAACAAATTCTCGTTTTGTTGAGCAGAAAATACTTGTCAGCGATTCCATATATGGTTTCGCCTTCTTGTACAATGTGCGTAATTGTGTGCCTTTGCACCTGGCTGTCCGAAAATCCGCCAATCAAGCTTAAGCAACACCATGCAAAGATAATGCATACGCAGATTTGCAATACCTTTTTCATCTTTTTCACTCCTTTGTAGCAATTTCCGGTTTTTCTACCACCGTCAAGATTTTGTAATTTCCATGACGATAGCAAGCCCAAAAGCATTTACATGCTTCAGTTTCATTTTTCTCAGTAAACGTATCAAGTTTTACCTTGCCAGTTTCCAAGTTTTGAAAAACAACTACCCAGTCTTTACATTTATACATTTCTTCTTCCCTCCTTTACGCCATTTCATCAATGGTCTTTCCAAAAAATCTAGCAATGTTTTTTGCTACTGTAACATCTGGCTCATATTTGCATTGCTCAAAATCGCTAATTGTTGTTTGCGGAATTCCGAGCATCTCTGCCAGTTTTGCTTGGCTAAGACTTCTTGCAAGTCTTAACTGTTTTAGCTTTTGACCAAAACTCATATTTTGCTCCTTTCTGTATTAACGCTTTTTCGTTAGCTTTATTGTACTACATTTTGCTTCATTTGTAAACGATTTTCCGTTAAAAGATTTTCCTTAACCTTGCTATAATATTCAACGAATAAACGTTGAAAGGTGGTCTTTCCAATGACTTCTAACGAATGGATTGCTAACAAGATTAAGGCTCTTTGCGCTCAACACAATATGTCAATCAATAAGCTTGCTCTTAATGCTTGCATCACGCAATCTACGCTAAACAGTATCATTCAAGGCGAAAGTAAAAATCCTAAAATCTCAACTCTTGCTAAAATCTCGAATGTTTTCGGCTTAACGCTTTCACAGTTTCTTGTTGGCGTTGAAGCTGAAACTGACATTTTAGTGTAAAGCGAGGGGTAATTTCATGAGATTAAACTATGACTTAATTCGTGACATTATGTTAAAAATTGAGTTTGAAACTGACGGTCACAGCAACATCTCCCCAACAGGACTTGCTGAAGAATATTTCAATAACTATGACTTAGATGTAATTTTGTACCATATCAAGTACATTAGAGACGCTGAATTAATCGAACCAGCAAGCGATACTATAATTCTTGACTTAACACCTAAAGGTCACGAATTTCTTAACAATATTCGTAGTGCTTCAATTTGGAAAACTACTAAAGAAAAGGTTTATTCTGCTGCTTCTTCTGTTTCTTTAGCTTTGTTAGTAGAATGTGCTAAACGAGCAGCTGCCAGCTCAATAGGACTATAAGGTGTCGTATACAGATTAGCTAAATCTTTAGCTTCATTAAACGCATTATCGAACAAGAGAAACGGAATTTCTTCCTCATGCAGCACTTGCACGATGCGTTCAGCTGCTTTCCGTGTAGATATTTTCATTTTTGCATTCATGCCCATAGCATCACTCCTTTACGCTTCTAAAAAGTAATCAACGCTTACGCCGAAGTATTCGGCAAGTTTTTGCAACGCTTCAACATTAGGTTTGTTTCTGCCATTTTTCCAAGTTGAAAAAGCTGAATTGCTAAGTCCTGTTGCCTTCGCAACCTGATAAGCAGTAACATTGTTTTTCTGCATTAATTCAGCAATTTTTCTATACATTTCAGCACTCCTTTCTTGACGTTTAATTTTGAACGTGATATACTTTAATTGACAAATGTAAAATACTTAAAATTATTTTACGGCTTTAAAGTATTTTTGTTTTACATCTTAGTAATATTATAACATAATGTGTTAGAGTTGTAAAGTAGTTTTGTTTTGCTTTTGTAAAATATTTTTTCGAGGTATCGAATGTACGAAAAATTTGAAGCTCTTCTAAAAGAACACAATACAACAGCATACCAAGTTGCTAAAGCAACTGGTATCAGCAACTCAACATTTTCTTTATGGAAAAGTGGTCGTTCTGAGCCAAAAGTAGCGACCATACAAGCTATTGCTAATTACTTTGGCATTCCTGCTGGTTACTTTTATGAAGATAAAGACTATGCTCTCGGTGTAACGGAACAACAAGCAAAGTCCCTCGGCATAGACACCGAAGCGGTAAAGCAGCAGCTCAACGCCCAGCTTCTCGACGAACAGGCTATTGAGATTGCAAAACAGATTCAGAAGCTCGATGACACCCAAAAGATGGCTATCGAGCAAATTATAAAAGGGCTGTTGCAAGGCAAAGGCAAGGCCTGACTTCCCCTTCGCCAGCATGGCATAATACCTTGCAATCTAAAGGAAGGAGGTTAAAACGAAGTCGATGTCATACCACTAACGAGTATGCACAGCTGATTCGACAATTACCAACAGAGCATGTGTATTTCCTGCTACTCTGCATAGAAATTGCCAACCAACTGGTTGCAAAGAAAACAAGCTGAAACCGTAAAACGCGGACTTAATGATTCAACTTGATGTTAGGGGGATTCCTTTAGTGAGCCATTTTGTAGAATACCTACAGCGATAAGAGGGCGCATATGTCCGTCCTCTTTTTCGTGTATATAGAAGGGAGTCGGTATAAAGTGCTAAAATTAAAAACGTGGCACAAGGTATTAATCGGATTGGGAATTTTAGCAGCAGCTGGTGCTGCTGGACTAACTGGCGGACATTATTTAATACTGATATTCGCATGGTTTACCTATAATTTCTACAAGAATTTTTCTCGAGCTACAGATGCAAAAGAAAAATCTAAACAGAAGAAACTATTGATTTTGTTTAGCGTAATCACGTTATTCTTTTGTTATCAAACTTTCTCTTCCAGTAGTTCATTATCAAACGTTGCTTCAAATACAACTAAACAGTCCCAGGGAAAGAAAATCGAGCAAGATAGATTTTCTAAAAATATTAGCGATGTTACTGGTCTGCCAGCTGAAGCAGCAAACTCTTTAGAAAAAATCCTCGTAACAGACATGAGATTTTCCGACAATTTCAAAATTCAACATGATGAAATGCTTGATGGCTATAAAGACAATCCAAAAACAAAAGGTTATCGTTGCGCAGATGACGGCATTGTAAATGTTATTATCTATCTCACAGACAACAAGATAACTGCTATTCGTCATGATAATTATGATATGTTTGTAGACGGGAAAGCAGTTTTAGGCAAATATGATTTTGTCATTGAACATGAATCGGATTTGCTCACGTTTGCGCGAGAAGATGTAAAACGATTTTTAAAATACCCGGACAGTGCTGAATTTGGTTGGTACAGTGATTGGAAAGCAGCAAAAAACCCAAAAGAAATTATTGTCCAATCATGGGTAGAATCCAAGAACGGTTTCGGCAATACTGTTCGTCAAAACTTCCAACTCAAATACACGCCAGACGGCAAACAACTTACAAGCGTAATAATTGGGAATCAAAGATGCTTGTAAACAACAACAATAAGGCGAATTCAGTAACAGACTATCCCCTAGCCTGTTAAAACAATCACTAGCAGGCTTAAAGCCTGCTTTTGTGCTTTTTAAAATAAAAAAGGCTTGAAAAACAGTCTGAACATAAAATTCCAGGTTGCTTTTCAAGCCAATGTTTTTATGCAGTTTATATTACTATTTTTTCAGATTAAAAATCTTATCAGAGCTTCATATTTAGCTTATGTGAGCATTTGATTTTTACTAATATAAATATAAGCGTAAGCCTTAAAAAGTCGCTTGTAAGCTAAATACTAAAGAGATTTTTTAGCGTTTTTTTGGCAAAATTTGTATGAAGGGAGAGGTAAAACATGACAGTAACAAAAAATCCAAAAACAGGAAAATGGGACTGCTCTTTTTGGTATAAAGATTGGCAAGGCTTAAGAAAGCATACAACAAAAAGAGGTTTTGACAAAAAGCGTGATGCTGAAAAGTATGAAAGCGACATGAGAAACAAAACTCATACACATGATCCGAAATTCAGCGAAGTAATTGCAGCATACCGGGAAGAGCTGGACAGCAAACTAAAGCTAGGAGAATTAAAGCAATCTACCGTTGACGGAAAAATCCAGGCATTGGAATATTACGTTCTCCCCTTCTTCGAAAATATGAACGTCGATAAAGTTACTCCGCTTCAAGTTATGCGCTGGCTTGCACTTCAAAACGAAAAATCAGAAAAAGAACGTCTTTCAAGCAGACTGTTAAACCGCATTCGCTCAGAACTGAACCAGGTATTTGAATTCTCAAAAAGAAACTTTGGGACAAAAAATAACCCTGTCACTCTTACTGACAGGGTAAAGCCATATTCAAACGATACACGTGCAAAGTTATGGACAGTTGAACAGTATAAAGTTTTCTACGATGATATTGAGATAGCTTCGCATAGAGTGCTGTTTAATATTATTTTCTGGGCAGGCTTGCGAATAGGAGAAGTTCTGGCACTAAAAATCGAGGATATATCGCCATATAAAATTCACGTCGATAAATCACTCATGAGGATAAACAATAAAGACGAATATGTCATCAGCACAACCAAGACAAGAAGCTCCGTCCGTGATGTTGAGATACCGAAATACCTCTATCATCAAATCGTGGACTACATAAGCACACTTTACAAGGTCAAAGCCGAAGATTATATCTTCGACGGCATCAAGCCGACGGCTATCAGAACATATATGCGTTATCACTGCATTAAGTTAGGTTTGCCAAGAATCAGTCCTCACATTCTACGGCACAGTTATGCTTCTATGCTTTATGCAACCACCGGGGATATTTTGGCAGTCGCTGAACAGATTGGTCACGCAGATACAAACACAACCTTTAAATTTTATGCTCATATGATGCCTGAAGCTAATAGAAAAGCTGTCGACAAATTAGAGAGCTTAACTGTGGATAACTCGCCACAAAATAGCGAATTTTAA